TTAATTCTTGACCTCTTTTAACCTTCTCTCAACAATCTTATTAGCCTCTTCTAAAACAGACTTATCAAATAAGACTTTCATTAATTCTTCCTTATTAAATTCATTTGGATTATTAACAATATACGTGCTAATTTGGTGAGAAGTAAATTTTTCTAATCCTTTAGTATATTCAACATTCTTCTCATTGATTTTATCATCAATTTCTAATAAATCATTGTAGAACTCAATAATTACTTCTTTCGTTTTCCTTCTTGGATTCTCCACTACACCTTCAAAAACCTTTCTTAATCCAGTCTGACTCTGCCCTGAAAACTTATGAACTTCATAAGCCGTAACCCCCTTATCAATAAGGTGTTTCAAAGCATTTTCAAAAGTTTTATCTATTGTTTTCATAAAATTAACACAAAAAGTTAACTAAAGTTTTGTAAAGTGACACAAAGTGTACTATATTTGTTTTAACAACAATAACAAAAGTATAAAAAAAATGGACACTCTTGCTACTTATAATTTAATATTAACACATAAACAGTTATTAAGTTCGAAACAGTTAGAGCTAAATGGTTTAGAACAAACTAACTTCAATTTGTTCATTACAAGCTTCCAAGAGCTATCTAAAAAATCAAATCAACAAATTGAAATTTTCTTAACGTTAAACAATACGGCCAGAAACATCAATTCTCTTGTTTCAGTTACTGAAGCATTAAAACACAATTTTGACACCTTAAAGGTTTTCATCTCAGAAAAACCAATTAACAATATTAACACGGATTATTCATCCGTTGATTTTAAGAAGTTTGGAACTACCGATTAAAATTTGTAGCCCAACATTTTTGTTTAGTTGTTGAGGAGGGGTTTGTCTCCCCTCCATCTTTTAAAACCAATAATTATGGATGATTTTTTAAATGAATTACAAAATAGCAGCTACTTAAGAATGATAAGTTCAACCCTTATCGTATCAAACGCACTCTCATTGTACTTAATAAGTGTCCTTTACTCACAAAAAAAAGGCATAAAGAAGCAACTCAAAAGTAAATATAGAATCAAAAAAATAAATAACAATTAAGATTTTGGTTAGTTAAAAAGGAGATAAAAGTAGATAAAAAAGGACTTTAAACACATATTCTGGGGCAGCCTACTCCCCTTCTCCTTTTTCTTTCAACCAAAAAGCAACAAAAACAAAGACATGGACAAAAAAGAAACATTTTCACCTAATAACTTATCTGTATCTCTTGACTTATCGGACAAGTTTACTCACACATTAGCTCAAGAAGTACTTAAACAAGGTAAAAAGAACCTCATTACTACGATTACCGCTAAGGTAATAGAGATAAAAAAATCTGAAATTCTAGAACCCGTATTTACTATAAAAGAAATAGCTAAAAACACCAAAATATCAATATCAACAATACGTCGTCATATAGACCACGGTTATCTAAAAGCCTTCGGTCCTGGTTCACAAAACCGCATTACAGCTTCAGCATATAAAGACTACATAAATGGTAGATATGAAGACTCAGAAGAGTTAATGAATACTCTATTACAATAAACATAAAAAATTAAAGAAAAATGAAAGAATTTGAATTAATACATACAAACCACTTTAAAGCTCGTAAGAATTTAGAAACAGCAAACTACCAGGAATTAAATCCTACTCATTCTATCAATGAATGTAATTCTCTATTTGTTGATCATAAAAGTAAAAAAATGTGGTTAACAACAATAGACAATGGAGGAAGATTAACCATCATTAAAAACCTGCAATCTGAGAAAGGGGTAGAAACAGCATTCGAGTTTAAAGCTTCTGATCCTTGGGAAAACTACGAAGAGTTAGAAGCAAAAGGATATTATGAACTAGATAATACTCATACATCATTTTTGGAAGGGAACTGTTTATTCGTTAATCACATAAATAAAACAATGTGGTTTACTACGAAAACCAACGGAGAAACATGTATTAACTTCTTACAAACTGCACACCAACAAGCTCTAGCCTAATGGAAGATAAAAAGGATTTTTCTCTTGTTGAGCCGACCGAAACACAAATGAGTATAGCTAATACTTTCGGCTACTCACCTTCTGAAATAGCTGTAATTCAAAAAAGTGTAGCTAAGAACACCACTAAAGTAGAACTTGCCTACTTCATTAATGTTTGCAAAACAATGGAGTTGAATCCATTTAATAAAGAAGTATGGTGCTATAAAGACAAAAAAGGCAACTTGCTAATTTTCGCTGGTAGAGATGGATTCCTTTCCAAAGCTCAAAAAAACCCGTTATTCAACGGAATAAGAAGTGCGGAAGTTCGCGAAAAAGATGAATGGGCTATAGACATTCCGAATGGCTCCATTAAACATAAAATAACTAAACCATTAAAAGAAAGAGGGCAAATCATTCTAGGATATAGTTTCGTTTTTAGAAAAGGAGGTGAACCAACTATTGAATTTGCTGACTTTGAAACCTATAACAAAGGATACAACACTTGGAAAACTCACCCAGCTGAAATGATTAAAAAGGTCGCCGAGACACACGCCTTAAAAAAAGCTTTTGGTATTAGTGGAATACAATCTGAATATGAGTTTAATGTAAAAAATAACGTCGCTACACCGAACAATAGTTTAACCATTGATGAAAAGAAAAAAGCTTTAAAAAATAAAGTAACACAGATTGATTTACCATGATAGCAGAAGATAGGAAAGTACACCAGTTTAAAGGTTTATCTACTGATCAATATGAAGAATTGTTCAGTAATTATTTAATAAACAGTTGGAGCTACTCAAAAGTAAACACTTTTTCAAGAAATGAAAAAGCTTTTGAAATGCAGTATTTGTATAACGAAACAACAAAAAGATCTAGCTCAACAATTGCTGGTAATGCCTATCATGAAGCCTTAGAGTTTTACTTCACTAACTTAAAAGTAGGACTTATAAAAGATATTGTTGAGTTACAAGAAGTAGCATATCAATATATAAAAGAAGTACCATCGAATGAGTGGAAGTTGCAAAAAACTACACCCACCATTGAACAATGCATATCACAAGCTTCCAAAAACGCCACCTCACTCTTAGCGAACTTCATATCAGAAAAAAATGTTTATGAGTTCGATGAAATTTTGCATGTTGAACCGTATCTGAAAGAATTTATCAATATAAATGGTGTTGACATTCCTCTTCCTTGTCATTTAAAAATTGATTTAGTTGTTAAAAAGGATGGCAAAATAATAATCATTGATCATAAATCGAAAAACAAATTTTCCGATGAAAAAGAGATAGCTCTCTCTTCAGGAAAACAAGCAATTACCTACGCAAAAGGTTTAGAATCTATAATAAATGAAAAAGTAGATGAAGTATGGTTTATAGAAAACAAATACAGTAAAAACAGAAATGGAAACAATCAACTTGCTTGTTTCAAAATAGAATTAAACGAAGATACACGAGCTCTATACGAGGCCTTACTATATGAACCGCTAAAAAGGATGATTGATGCAGTTTCAAACCCTGACTATGTATACCTACTTAATGACAGCGACAATTTTGTAGACAAAGCCGAAATACATGCATTCTGGAGCAGAACAATGATTGCCGAAGTAGATGACTTCAATATTCCAGAATCAAAAAAAGAGATAATAGAAAAGAGGTTAAAAAAAATAAGAGACACATCAATAAATAACATCTCACCAGTAGCAATAAAAAAATTCAAAAAAAATGCTTCTGAATTTATTCAATTCAATTTAAACGATAAGGACATGACTAATGAAGATAAAATCGAACATGTTTTAAGAACGCTAAATGTCATTGTGAAAGTAAACACAAAACTGGAAGGGTATTCTAGTGACACCTATTTACTAGAAGCTTCTTCCGGAACAAACTTAGGAAGTATTCATAAATATAAGCTAGACTTAGCTCATGCTTTAAATGTTCCTAGTATTATGATAAAGAAAGAACTCGTTATTCATAACGAACAGTCTTTCTTAGCCATAGAAGCACCTAAGAAGAGAAAAGACCTATTAGAATTCGATCTAAAACACCTACAAGATAAAAAGATTCCTATTGGTGTAAACAATTTTAAAGAAGTAGTTTTTTGGGATCTTGAAAACCAGTCTACACCACATGCTCTTATTTGTGGAGCGACAGGTTCGGGTAAATCAGTTTGCTTGGATAGCACTCTAGAATACGCACTTGCTTCAGGGATTGATGATGTTGTAATCTTCGATCCAAAATACGAGTTTGAAAAGTATGAAAACAATCCTAACATTAGTGTTTATAGTGATATTGACGATATAGAATCAATGATGGAACTGCTAGTCGATGAAATGAATAGATATGTTAGAAGTCATAAGAAAAACCTTCGTCTAGTAATATTCGATGAGTTTGCTGATGCCGTTGCCTCTTCAAAAAAAGGAAAAGATTTAAAAGTTTATGACCTTCAAGTTATAGGACATTATAAAGATGGTCGTGAAAAAACAAAATTAGTTCATGTTGACACCAAAAAATCATTAGAAGAAAATTTAAAAATACTACTACAAAAAGGCAGATCTACAGGACTAAGAATCGCTGCTGCAACTCAGAGAGCTTCTGTAAAAGTAATATCAGGTGATGCCAAGGTAAATTTCCCTGTACAAATATGCTTTAGAGTACCTAAAGAAATAGACTCTAACGTTGTTTTAGGAGAACCAGGAGCGGAAACCTTAACTGGAAAAGGTGATGGTTTAATCAATTCTCCAGAGTATACAGATTTAGTAAGATTTCAAGGATTTTATAAAAAATAATAACCATGCTTAACCAACATTCAATAATTGGGTATTTAGGAAATGACCCCGAACAGCACAAATTCACAAATGATAACTCAATAACACGTTTTACAGTCGCGACCTCAAAAAAATGGAAAGACAAACAATCAGGAGAAACGAAGACAGATACACAATGGCATAATATTGTAGCTAACGGAAGATATTCTTCACTCACTTACGAATTTTTAAAAAAGGGTTCAAAGGTATTTATCCAAGGCGAAGTAAAACATAGAAGTTACGGAGAAGCCAATAACAAAAAATACATTACCGAAACTCATTTAACAAACTTTGCTTTTTTAGACAAAGTAGAAAGATCTACACCACTAGACAATATGCCTACCAAAGTAAACAACACATCTCAAAATAATAGTGAGGATGATGATTTACCATTTTAAAACTTATCCAAACACATGAATTATGAAAACAGTAGTTGATTTTAACAGGCCAGTTTCAAGAAAAGAGAATAATCCCGAGAGTCAAGACAATTTGGATAAAAACAAAAAACGCTTCTCTAAACAATGCCAAAAAGTTTATGACGCACTTTTAAGAGGTAAAAGACTTACAACCGTTTCAGCCCTTCTCAAATACCAAATAGGTGATTTAAGAAGAAGGATTAAGGACTTAAAAGACACCCATAAAATCAACATTAAAGATAAATGGGTAAAAACAGATGGCAGCAGATACAAAGAGTATTACATGTAAATACACAACAGTTATTAAGTCAGGTGATCCGATTACAGCTGAAGAATATTTGCGATACGTTAAATACCTCGACGAACTACTAATTTACATTCATTCCCACTTAGGAACTGTAACACATAGTAGAGATGAACTAATAGCTCTTATGAAAGAGCATAAACGAACTTCAAATTACATAAAAGATATAATATCATGAGTAAGGACCCAGCTTTTCTTCTATACTCCAAGGATTTTTATGAGGGTACTAGAACTCTGCTACCCGAAGAAAGAGCTTGTTATATGGATTTGTTGTTGTATCAACATCAACATAAAATCATTCCGTTAGAGTTGAAACGAATTCAAATGTATTGTTCAGGTTGCAGTATAGAAACGATTAAACTAGTCCTTGAACAAAAATTCAAGCGATCGGACAACGGATGGTTCAACGAACGGTTGAAAAAAGAAATCGAAAATCGCAATGGAAAAACACAGAAATCGACAGCCAGTGGATGTTTAGCTGGTTTAATTTCGGCTAAAAAGAGAGCGAACAACCTACCAAAAGAAGCTGAATCACGTATTAAAAACGCCTTTGATGTAAGCAATTTCATTTTTGACAAGAACAACGAATTGATTTCTGATCATTCAAAAATTAAACAAAATATTAGACAATGGTTTAATCGACTCGTTGAACCAACGGTTCAACCAACCGTTAACAATATAGTAAATGGAGATGTAAATGTAAATGAAGATGTAAATGATATTGAGAGTGAAAAATCTAAAAAAACAGGTACCAACAATTTTCGTGAAAAATCTTTTAGCAAAGAAATCGAAGAGTGCTTCCAAAATTGTTTAAAACATTTCCCTGAAAATCTTCACCCAAAGAACGGAGTCGCTAGTAAATGGAAAGACACCATAGACAAACTGAATAGAATTGATAGAATCCCTTTTAAGCTCATTGAAGAAATAGTAGAAAAAGCTAGAGCTGATAGTTTTTGGAACAAAACCTTTTTAAGTATACCTAAACTAAGAAAGAATAATGGAGATGAACTACCATATGTTGTCGTTTTCCACGAAAAATTCATTAAAAATGCGAAACAAAACAAATCAGATAACAACTCAGAACAAACAGAATCTATCTATTCACAAGATTTCTACCGCAAACACGCCACTGGATTTAGCACCAATGATAGTTAACAAATTAGTCAGAGCCAACAACATTTCGGGAGTACTAACCTTTGTAAAAAACAACGAATTAAAATCTTTTGGTATGATAAAGAGGGATAAAGGAATCGAATTCGTTAAATCAACTATTTCTATTTGGATAGCGGGACTGAATGAATTTATATATGGAAATGATAGAAACAAAGCTTTATCAGAATTTCAGATAGAAAATACAGCGGATATTCTTTCAGATCGCTTAGAATTTTCAAACATAACTGTCGCGGATTTAAGTTTAGTCTTTAAAAAAGCTTATGCTGGAGATTATGGAAAGCTTTATGGTAGACTAAGACCTGATATTATTATAAGTTGGTTTATTGAATATTTTAATGAAAGATGCAATACAGTAGCTGAAATCAACTATAAACAACATTTGCAATCCAAGAACTTTTTTTCAGATGTTCCAAGAAATACTGAAAAAATGGATTTCAGAAGCTCAATACAAGAAGCTAAAACTTTTCTTAGAAAGAATGAAGAAAGAATTGAAACTGAAAAAAGGATAAAAATTACTCAGCAAAAATTCAATGAAAAATAAATATCTATAGTGGCCAAACCAAAACCATTCCAACTTCCGAGATATACCGAAATAGAGGTAGTAATGACCAAACACATGACAATTACAGAGTATGAAAAAATGTTCCAAAAAGCCAAGGAAAAAGGATGGAAAATACAAGCCTACCAAAAGGGGTTCAGAAATTAAATTCTAAAAAACTATGTCAAAAAACAAAAAAAAAGAACAGGGTTATTTTGATACGTCGTTTGGCCTATCACTAGAAGATAGAATGACAAGTTTGAGAGCTGTTTCAGTCGCAGTAATTTTTTATATTATTGGTTACTCAGCTAAACTTACGGTGCTCTTTAGCGATGCTTTAAACGCTAAAATACCCAACGACTATATTAGAATACCTACTTCACTATTTACCGCATTAGCATTATCGGTAGGTCTGCTTATTGTTTCTGTCAACGAAAACAATAAGAAAACACCTTATTTGATAGCATTGATGGATGCTATTGCATTGTTCCTGCTATTCGATGTTTTAAACTCAAAAGGAACTGATATAATAACAACCAGTTTCCTTAGCGTGTTTATGGCCTTCGTTGGCTTTAATCTAATCAACACTTTTGTAACAAAAAGAAAACAAGAATTCGAAGAGGTAAAACAAACTCTTAACAAGCTAGAACAGGAAGCTAACAATAGAAAACAAGACTTAAGCAACATTGAGAAAAACCTTATTGCGGCAAAACAACTTCTCAATAAAGTAAAACACGAAAAAGCGGAAACAGAACAAGAAAAAGCAGCAATGGAACAAGAGATGAAAGAAAGAACTTGCCCGCACTGCGAAACAACATTTCCGTCTAAAAAGGCTTTGAATCCTCATATAGATAAATGTAAAATGAATCCAAAAAATATAAAAGAATAACTGTAGTTACAATGAAAAATGAAGATTTATTGGCAGACATCAGAAATAAACTTTCACCCGCAAGTCATTTGATTTGTTTGGTCGGTGAATATTTCGACGGAACGAAATCAGCAGAGGAGTTCATGCAGATTCATGAGCATATTAAAGAAGCTATTCCTAAAGCTCAAGAATCAATCGAATACGTAAGAAAATTAAAACTGTAGCTATTCCGCTACGCAAATAGATTAAGAATTACAAACCTTTAAAACTTGATAAATGATAACCAAAATAGAAATTGACAATAAATTAATTGATAGAAATGAATATGAAGGGGATTTCGATGAATTAATTCTTGACAACATAGATGAAAGTGATATTGAAAATTATGCTGAATTTAATCTTAATATGACAAGTGAGGATCATTTTGAACGTGATGAATTAACGGATTATTCAGATAAAGATATGATAAAGGAGTTAGAGGAGTCAGGGTATATAGTTGTTTATCCAGAATCTATTGTAGAAGAAATGAGAATTAAGGAATTATTATCAAACAATCTGTAGAAATAATGAGCGATATAAATAAAAAGAATTTAGAAGCAATTGGGTTCATAGGATCAGAATCAGATATGGTTTGGCCTATACCTAATGGTCACGAATCAGAACTGCATATAGAAAAAGTAAGGTGCAGAGAAGAATATAACATACTATTTACAAGAGGGACTATTATCGGAGTACCCGGAAAGGATTATGATTATGTATATGCAGGTCCAGCTAAAAGTATAGATCAAATTAAACAATTAGTAAACTTATTAATACAGTAATTAAACCAATACCATGAAAAATTTAAAAGAAGGTGATAGTGTAGTGATGCATTCATGTATTGAAGCTACGAATCCAAAATACAAAGGGAAATTAATAAAATGTACAACTGATAGCTTCATGGAAAGAAAAGGATACAATCCTGAAGAAGTTGTTTTTTTGGAAGGAGTAAGCGGATATTTCGCGACCCGATTCTTAGAAAAAGTTGAATTATAAAATTAGTGTAGAATATGGAATGTGTTATAACTGATTTGAATTCTGTTTGTAATGGATGTAGCTATTTTAATACGAACACCAACGCAAATAATGGTTATGCTTGCTCTCATTCAGATTGTAGTGATTGGGTTACCGTTGATAACGATGGTTATACAACGGAAATTGAAAACAACACAGCTATACGATTGGTTGCCCAATCCTTTACAAAAAGGAACATTAAATGCAATCGAAGATTAGCTAAAAAGTTTTTGAAGAAAGCAAGAAAATCAGATTTACGAATGGAACTTACTAAAATAGGAGTTAAGACTATTGGACTTTGTTTCAGTTTTACTTGCCCAATTGCTTGGAGCGTCGATTTTGAAGGGATGAAAAATTACTCTAATTCAAAAGAGTATGATTATATCGACAACGAAGATGAAATGCCTTCGGGGTTTGGAGATGATTTAATGGGTATCGAAAAATCAAAAGCAGATAAATTAGGAATAACATATTAAAAATAGTGTAATAAAAACGATACGAAATGATAAACGAATTAGCAAAAGAAATACATCAAAACAACGTGAAAAAGGGTTTTTACGAAGATGAAAAGAATATAGGAGAAATGTTAGCTCTTATTCATTCAGAAGTTAGTGAAGCATTAGAAGCTGACAGAAAAGGATTCTATGTTCCAATTGAAAATAGAATAGACTGGTTAAATGATTTAGAAAGCGATAGCGAATTTAAATCGGATTTTACAGAACTCGTAAAAGACACTTTCGAAGATGAATTAGCCGATATTATGATTAGAGTTATGGATTTAGCAGCTCACAAAGAAATTAACCTTGAAGAGCATATAAAGGGAAAGCTCAGATATAATAAAATGCGTGAATATAAACACGGTAAGAGATATTAATAATACAGTAGTTAACTAATACTAACCTAAAAACAAAAGACATGAAAAAAATAAAAAACATACACGTAAAAGTATCGTATGTCGTTGGACTGGGGAATATAGAAGTTCCTGAAAATGTGATGGAACAACTAGAAGAAATTTATGAAGAAAATAAATTAATTCAAGATACACCTTGTTGCTTAAAATATGGTGAAACCAAAGATTGGTTAGATGAAAATATTAAAGAAAATGATGCTTTCCAATGGGAACATGAAATTGAAATATTAGAAAAAGAGTAATTAAACCGATACCATGGAAAAAATATTGAACATAATATTTGACAGAATTTCACTAGACTTCTTTCTAGGTTTACTTTTCGGCTATTGGATTACAGTAATGATAGTAATAATAAACCTGTAGTATATGAATTGGACACCAATTACAGAGAAAATGCCAGAATCAGGGAAAAATATCTTGATTGCTTATCTAAATAGCAATGGTAAAACTAGAGTAACAATCGGATTTCATGCAGCAAAACATACAATGGAATGTTCCGGAGAAGATTATGCTGAAGATGAAGATTACTCAGAAGAAAAAGACGAATACTTCATTAAAGAAGGATGGCACGACATGAGTTGGGAATCAGAATATAGATACCCTATTAGTAATGTAACTCATTGGATGGAGAAACCTAATCACCCAAAAACGCAAAAATATGATGAGAAAATACAAATTTAAAGCAACAGATGGCAACGGAGGAATCTTTGAAGGTGTTACCGACAAAGAACAAGGCTCAATGAAAGAAGCTCTAGAAAATGAAATATACAAGGGAGTACACTCTTGTCTTAAATGTGAAGCTATTTAATCTGTAGAAATTGAAATTAGCAAAACCCTGAATAATGGGTTTTACTAATCTCAAGAGTTCAAAAAATTATATAAGACGTTTATTATTAGAAGTCTTTTTCTGAAAATAGATACTCTTAAAAATTATAAAAAGAGTAGGTTTCGGCTTACATCCAAAGAGGTAGAACGTGCAAGTGGCGATAATTTGGAAGGAACAACAATAGCTCCGAACAATTGCTACCTCTTTAATAAACAATTTAAAACAGTAGAATAATGAGTATAGCAAAAGAAATATTATTGGATGAATTAATCGAACAAGGTCATCCAGAACAAGTAGAAAATGTAATTTTTTGGGCATTAGAGGCATATTGTGAAAAAGAACCAGAAGAAAGATGGGGTAAAATCATTGCCTATGCTATTAAGCAACGAATTCTTGACGCAGAGGCAAAAGGAAGTTCAGAGCCGATAATGAATCCTCAGAAAGTAAAATCATTAATACAGTAGAAACAATGATACAAGGAGAAACTATAAACACATTCGAGCAATTTGAATCTTTAAAAGAAGGAGATTTAGTTGTTTGTGAATTTCATAGAGACACATACAAAGGAAACAAACGTACTCGTTTTGCCGCTTATGAAATACAAGAGAATAAGGCGAGTTGTAATGAGATTATTCTTCAGAAAAAGAATAATGTTTACTTCAATTATTTAATGTTTTTAGCCCCAGAAAAACATGGGTCTAGTAACTTAAAGTCATTAACCAGAATTACACAAAAAGAGTAGTAAAAAGAACTGCGCATTAATGTAATTCGACTTGTGGGGGGGAGTTGTAGAGTTAGTCAAGTTTGATTAATACGCAGTGAACAACACTAAGAACATAAATATAATGATTTTAAAATAACATTAGAGGATGGAAGCAAAACAGTATCACAATAAAACAAAACGTCCTAACTTGGACGTTTTTTACTCTAAAGATAGTTTAAGCATTTCTTCTAGTAACTGTGCAGGTGGTTTATTTCCTGTAAACTTCTGCAATTGATTTTCCACCTCAAACATTTTTGTGTAATCCGCATCTTTAGGATTATTATTTTCATTTTTTAATTGCTTCAGATAGTACTCAATAGCTACAATTTTTTGATATCGGATAAATTGATTCTTATTTAAGTTAGGGACACCGCGCAACTTTACAATTCGGGAAAAATATTCTGCATACATGCTGCAAAGTTAAGTTATACTTGTAGCAAATCTTGCTTGTATTTTTAGCAAAATATTTTACAGCAAAAAATCTAAACGAATCCCAAACTCTTATTTCTATCCATTTTCTCTTTATTCCCTTCCTTTAACTCCTTAGGAGCATTTAAAAGTTTCATTAAGTTTTCTTGGTTATAATCTCCTTCCAAAATCATACTTTCAACACCGTCATAAATATTTTTGAAAGTATCTGTATTTATTGATTTCGTTTTTAAGTACCCCTTTAATAATTCGAAAAGGATATCCTCGTTTACCTCGCCAGACTCCTCGTAAGTCTTTTTTATATCCTTAAATATTGTTTCCATTTCAGAAAAAACAATTGTAGTTTGGTAATTCCAATTTTTATCAAGTACTGCGCTATTATATCCCCATTTTAAAACATCATTCAAAATAAAAACCCCATCAAACAATCCCAGTACTCCTGACCTTATCATTTCATCAGTATCATCTTCATCCCATTCAGTTAAAACACCAGGAACACCGCTTGCAACATATTGCCATAGCATAGGCAATATATGGGTGTAAAGTAATACATTTTCCAAATCTCTAAATGTATCACCTTCTTTCGCTATTTTAGCCAATGCTATTAAACTTGCTTTACTTTCTCCTGCTCCTTTTGAAAGTTGTGTTTCTTTAAACTTTCGGTACCTTCTCAAAATATTATTACTGTTTGCAGAAATTCTTCTAAAATAACTGAACTGAGAATTTTTAAAAGGAACAAACAAGATGGTTAAAACACCTCTACCATGTTGAATAATACTTAAATCCGACGCGTCCGAAGACTGTTGAGATAATTTGAAGCCTATCTCAAAATCACGAATAGCTTTTCTATGGGCTTGTTTTTCCTTTACTCCAGATTTAAGATATTTTTTATACTGTTGATCATAATACACCTTTCCTCCGGTACTAATTGTTATGGCATCAATAAACTTGTTGGGGGTAATACCTAGCTTCGTTATTTTTTTTAATGCCTTTTGATAAAGTAACTTTGACTTTTGATTGAATAGACTATCAATAAACTCATCCCCTATGGTTCCTTTGCTTATCCTATCTCTAAAGTGTGATGAATTTTTCTTTAAAAACTTGTAAGAACTCAACACGGATACAGGATTTAAATTGACTAACATTTTAGATCCAAAAACTATTTTTCCAACAAAAGGAAGCCTAATTTGACTCCCATTTAAGCTTATAGTTAAATCATCTGCTTTTTCAGTATAGGCAGGCATTGAAAGAAATTGCTTTAAAGCTGTATATCCCTTGTAACCAATATACCCTGCGGCAATAGCCGAGTTAAATTTGTAGATCTTATGCTCATCTTGATCTGCCCTAATTTCTGAAACATCTCCAATAACGGCTTTACTTAATTTTTTAAAATCATCGAACGACCGTTTATCTAAAGTCTCTAAATTTCTACTAATCTTTCTATTAGAGAGAATCGCATTTAAATCTTTTGTAAATCTTCCATAGTGGTAAAACCTCTCCATTGAATTTAAATAACCATCAAAAACATCAAAAGCATTTGTATTTGTGTCAATTTCGTTGTTATTCTTTATCCTGTTTTTTAAATGGCTACTAGACACATTAGGTAATGTAAAATTACTTTCACCTAAAGCTATAATAATGTTCAAATTTTCTTTGCGATATTTTAAAGGAAAATAGCCTTCTTCGAAATTCAAATCTGTTCTTAATAATTTATTATAAACCTTATTATATTTTTCATACTTCTCCTTTAAATAATTAGTCATAAAATCACTCAACTCAACATATTCTTTTCCTAAGAATTTATTGAGATTATCAAAAGCCAACTCATCCCAGCCTTGTTTAATTAATTTACCTCTCCCAACTTCCATTTTAGAAACAAGGTGAATATAAAGTGCCTGCCCTATAGAAAGTTTCTCTATTGCTTCATTCCTTTTACCATTAATTAATAATTTAATATCTGTCTTCTGAGGACGATTAATTGTTTTATCATATTTATGAGTTCTTAATAAAGAATTGAGTTTTTTACCTAATACTTTTTCAAATGCATTTTTTACATCTTCCTTTATCTCTTTCTGATCCTTTTTAAAATTTTCATCGAGCTGAACTATCCCGTTTTCTCCAGAGTAGAAATGTTTGTAAATGTCTCCATCTCCGTGGTCATTTATTTGGTCAAAATACCCTAATAAATACTCAAAAGAATTCGTAACTGGTTGAGTAAAAAAAGATTTTATATTCTTACTTTTCTCAAATACTCTACCTAAAATGGAGTTTTTCTTTTTGTATGATTCGAAAGCTTTCTGATTGTTACTATTGATATCATTCCATTTATGATTAGTTGCCTCGATAAAGGCATCCGACAACCCTTTTAATCTTATCGATTCTTCAAACAGTAGTTCTTTTAATTTGTATTTCCCTTCATTAAGCAAGGTCTCTAAATCATAAAAGACATTTTCTTTTAAATGCGATGCTATTTGAATTCTTTCAGCGTTTTCCTTATTGTTTTTTTTGTTTTCTGTTTTCTTCGAAAGTTCAAACAGCTCTTCAGCTTCTTGTATTTTTATAACTGTTTCAATGACAACTTTTTCATCTAAAGTCTTATCGGAAACATCTCCGTTATTAATTTTCTTATCTAAATCTAAACTATGTAGCGTATTTGACTCCTTTGTTTCTTTTAAATAACGAAAAACCTTGTTGAACAATTTACGAGTTTCATTATCTACCTTTGCCGCTTTTGGTTTTCCATTAATCGATTTTAAAAACTTTCTCGGAATCTTTAATAGATTCGTTAGTTTCTTATCAATACTTCGATACTCCCCCAACGAAAGAATGTAATCTACTTTTTCTGTTAAAGCATCCACTCTTTTAAACGAATTTGCTTTATTCATGTTATGCAGAATAGTAGATATATCTGTTTTTGTAAGGTTTGAAATTGTTTCGGAATCGATTCTTTCTCTAATATTTTTAATCAAAGCATTTTTGTAGTCTATTACATCCGAATACTTTTTTCTCAGCCTTTTTGTAGTTTGTTTTAGCTTTTCAGCACGGATATCTGATTTCTTTTTCTCTCTCTGTACAACATCATCTACAATTTTATCTAAGTTATTAAACACGGTATTTTCATCATTCAAGACAGAAAGAACATTTGTTTTATCTTTTTCGTTTAAATTTTTATACCAATCAGTTGAAGCTACATATTTACGTCCTGCTTCAATTATATCAAGACCCGTTTTTGCTGTTTTAACAGCCAACCTCATAGCTTGAATCATACCTCTTGCAACAACAATAGGCATATTCATTCCTAAAGTCTCAGATCCAGACTTTTTAAGATAATCATCAATTTCCTTTAACTTTTTATCCCAAGTCTCCAGAGTATGAGTTATTCCTCCTCTTCCGTCTTCTTTTTCTTCTTTAGCGATTCCATTTTCTCCCTTAGTTTCGGGTTCTCCTTTTGCTTCTGAAGTAAATCCAATTTTAACTTCTGAATCATTGCTTTGCTGTGTGTTTGTTTTGCCATTGTAAAAGTTGTTATTAAAGTCTAAATATTCATTTGCAAGTTCTAAAATTTGATCATCACTTAAGTTATCAATTAAATGGGAATCATTCTCCTTTTTAATTTTTTGGTTAATTGCCATTTCCAAATATTTGTCATTGGCAGGTAAACCTGTTAACTCGCTAAATTTATTTTCTAATGGTTTAAAATGTTCATTCTTTAATTTACGATACACCTCTTCCTTTCCATTAGGGTTATCAACTATAAAATCAATAATATCTTGTTCAGATACTTGGATGTTATGATCCTCGGACAATTCTTGAGTTAATACATCTATGGCCTTACCGTCTTTCCTTAAATAGGATTTGGCTAGAGACTGATTAATTAAGTTCTCATCACCAAATTTAATGAATTGATCTCTATCTATGAACCCAATATTTTCAGCGATAATCCTTTGTTTATAATCTATGTTATTTTCAATAAAACTTGTATTTCTAATTGACAATAAACTTTCTGCAACCTCACTAGGATTTAAAGAACTTTCGGCAATACCCTTGTGATAATCTTCATTTTGCATTGCATTGGCAATCTCACCCTGAGTAAAGTCCAAACTTTCAGCATACTTATCTCTTACCTTTCTGAATGTCGGTTGACTTATTTGTTCTTTATTTGTTCCGGTTATTGATAGACCTTCTTCATTAAAAACTACGTTATATGTTTTCCCTTTTTCAGATAATTTTAATGTAGAAGATTTACTCGTTTCTTTTATTTGGTCAGAGCCTAATCCCTCTTCCTTTTTTAGTGGAGTTGTAAGAATTTCTTTTTGTTCCTCTTCTAACTTTCTAAAATCTTCCTTACTATCTTTAATAAGAATTTTCTGAACGTTTTCTGAAATTTGATCATTGTTTTTTACCTTATCAAGATCCTGTATTATTTGCTCTTTTTCCTTTTCCTTTTTTAAAACCTCGTTGTAATTTTCATCCGATAAATTCGATACAGAATCACTAACTTCATTAAAATTATCTTGAAGACTAGATTTCTTTTTATCTATCTTATTTTTAAGTTTATCTTGTATATCTTCAGGTATATTATCCGATTCATTGAGTTCTTTCTCTAATACAGAAATCTCTTCTATAATGGAATTTAATTTAGACTCTTTGTTTAAAAAAGGCCTAATCGTTTCTTTAAGTAATTTGATTCCATGGGAACCTGAAGCCATACTCATACCCAATACCCCACTCGAAGCCAATGCATCTTTAATACCATCACTCAAATGAACTTCTTTCTTACCAAGAGCATATTTATCCAATACGTTTTGAAAGAACTGAGTACCCGATTCTTCTGCCATTTCAAAAGAAGTCATTTTAAAGGAATCTTTTGCATATTCTTTCGTTCTATTAAACATTCCTTGAGCAATTGATTTTCTTTCAACTTTTGTAGCCGAATTGATAACCCTCCCCGCGTTTTTCATTATTGATAAATCAACAAGAGATCCAACGGCTTCTGCTCCACCGTAGGCAAAGGGAACCAACATCTTCTCCATACTACTGTAATTTCCCTCTTGGGTCATTTCTCCATACTTATTTCCAATACTCGAAGCCCCAATGTAACCAACGCCTCCTATTCCTGTTGACGTTACAGCTAATATTGGTAATTGTTGTGCCACCACTGTATTCATGAACCAATTACCAAAATCGGTCATTGACTCAACATTTTCAACGCTAAATGGACGCTTAACGCCTTTCCTTATGGTTTCTGCATCTTTCTTGAAATAATCGGAATAGCTTAATATTTTCTTTTTTAAAGGCGCATATTTATGCTGCGCTCCTTCTGACATTTCCTTCATTTCTGTCAAATAAGCTAAACTTCCAACACCTCCACCGATTAAATCTGCTGTTGTTGCCCTTAAATTTTCAGTAAAATTTGTAAAGAAACCATAATCTCTTTTGAACAAATCAAGGTTATCAGCTGCACTTCCTAACTTTTCACGATTATCGGAATACTTTATAAAATTATCTTTTGTCTCATTTAACGTCTTTAAATATTCCTGATTCTTTTGGACCAGTTCTCGTTCGAGTTCTTCTGAATTATTTCCTTCTTTTCTTCTTTTTCCTATTTCATTAATATCACTAGCTAACGATGTTAATTTACCACGCAATAATTCTTGTTCTGTAAGAAGCCTTTTGTCTTCTCGATTAAAACTTTTTCTTTCGAAATTTTGATAAACGGATAAAAATGTTTTTTCACTCTCTGGTATGTTTTCAATGTATTCCTGCTTTTTCTTTTCTTGCTTTGCCGTCTCTCTTTTAAGAATCTCTAACTCTTTGGTTTTATCAGTTATTTGAACTTCAGAATATTTATCTAATTCCTTACGTTCCTTTAAGTGATTTATAACCTCTTCTTTAGATTGGGCTAATGGATCAGTATCTACTTTTAAACCTTCTTCATCAAAAACATTATTCCACCATGTTTTTGCTCCTTTTTTAACGGTATTCCATAATCCTTTACCCTCAATATCTTTTTGAACCCCATCAGATATGCTTTTGCGGTCATCGGGTGTTAATTGAGTTTCTTTATTGTACTTATCAATTGATTCACTATAACTTGGTAGATTCTTTTTCATTAACCTATGATTCTTCTCTTGAGAAGATTCATTAGTAACAGAATCTTCTACTTTAGGAACTCCATACTTTTTTTTATAATCTTCAACAACAAAATTTATGTCCTTTTCAGATTCTTTATTCTTTATCATTTCATTAAGAATCCCATCGAGTTTACTTCTATGACCCTCTGATAAAATTAATTCATCTTCCATTAGTAATTGTATTTTTTTCTTAAGGATTCTACCTTTTTTGAATTAACTTTTGTAAAGTCATTAGTGTCACTAGATTCTTCAAATTTCCTCTTCCTTTTTACACCATTATCTTGAAGGCTACTATCCTCATTTTCTTTTTTCTTAAAAAGATCTCTGTAGTTATCTTTTAGATATTGTTTAAAACTTTCCATTCCTTTTTCATACCCAATTTTAAACTCTTTACCATTAACTTCTACAACATTATTAATTACACCTTTTGCTTTAGCTTTAACTCCTCTTTCTTTAAGGAAGGGAATAATTTCATCTTCAGAAGATGTCTCAGGCAAAGAATTTATTTCCTTGAGAAATGTTAACCGACTGTATTTATTGTTGGACGGTTTATATTCAACTTCGACAACTCCTTTACGATACTCTTCTTCCCTGAGATCTGGTTTATCATTTGGTCTAACCAACTTTAAAATTTCTGCCACAGCTTGCTGCTCATTTCCTGTATCAATTTCTTTTATTCTCTTATCACTAAGAGCCATTATTATTTTGCCATTTGCATACTCTATATCTCGAATATAAATATCCTTACCATCACTCCCTTGTTCTTCTAATTTCTGATCTACAAGATTTTTTAAAAATCTATAATCTCCAACCATAATGCCATCTACTGTTGTTCTTAAACTGTTTTTAGGTTTATCTTCCTTCTTTGATTTCGACCGCGAAATTGCATTCCTTTCTCTAGAATTTATGGCACCATGATCAGTAGTTTCGAAGTCCTTTGATTTATAAAGGTTCCTGAAACCTAACTCTAAATCATTTATCAATCCTTCGTAAAGCGCTGGATTTTCTTTTACTTGTTGTGGTGTTAAACCCTTTTGATATAAAAAAGACTTTCCTTGATTGGTCAATGAATTTGCATCTAAGCCTAGAACTTCTCGATATTTATTTCTTACATCTTCGGTATGCCCAAGATTATAACCTGATTTCTCAGTTGTAGTAAATGTTCCATTGTCATTTTTGGTGTGTTGTTCTGCGAATTGTTTTTTAAGGTTTTCGTTTAAGCCATTTAAATTAAAATCAGCCTCCCAAACTCCGAAGTTGTTAATATCAGAAAGAGATTCTAATGAAATTTCGTCAGGAAGGCCATCACCATCCAAGTCAACATTTCCTTTATTTAATATTCTAACATCACCATAATCACCAATTTCAAATTCAACTTCGCCATTATTGATTCTATCCATATTGGTGAGATAACCCTCATTCAATTTTTTACTAATTTTACCACTAGCAATTCCTTCAGCGAGTTTTTTATTATACCCTAAAATGGTGTTTTTTATACCAGCTATTCTTTGAACTTGTTTTTCTATATTAGTTTTAATAGCTAATGCTTCAGTATTAGCAGGATCGTTCTCTAAGATTTTTTGAGCTTCCGTAAATTTGTCAATCAGTCCACCTTGTTTCCTGAAAGCATCAGTTAACGAATGCTCAAAATGCAAGTACTTCGTTCTTTTACCAGAATTAATACCACTTAAAGCCTTAGCCTGATTATTTAAGTTTTTTTCCTTCTTTGCATTTTCTAAATCTTTACGATTTTGTTCTTCCTTCCTTTTTTGATCATTCAACCCTTCTTGGGTTAATATAACATTGGATAAATCGTTATTTGGTTTAGATAACCTATCCCAAGCTGTACCTTTTCCTGAAACCATTTTATAAAAATTTTAATTAAAAAGAAAGAGGAGGAAGTTCAGAGCTAAACCCACCACTACTTGTTCCTCCAAACATTCCACTTTCGAAACCATTCGAAGCTCCTCCTCCAAAGTTCACTTGTCTTCCTAAACTTCCCAATGAAGTTATCCCTGTCTTAATACCGTTCCAGACTGAATGTTGTCCTACATCATACATTTGTCCATAACCAGAAAGTTCATTCTGATATCTATTCTCTTCGAATCTATTCTTCTTTTCTTCGTATGAAGCAATCGCATACTCTCTCTTCATCATTTGAGAATCTATATCCCTCATCGCTTCTTTGTTAATCTGATTATTCATAGAAACAATTTTCGGCACTGCGCTTAACATGTTTCTTGCACCAGAACCCTGAAGTGAATTCAAAATATTAGCAGTTCTTCTTTGCCCTTCTTCTTTAATTAAATCACTTCCCACTGTGCTAACACGAACATCTTCATAAGGATTGTTTAATTCAGGTACTTCCAAATTGGCAATTGCCTCTTTTGCTTCTGCCTTTTGCTGTTCACCACTAACGATAGAATACGCTGCTGAGGCCGCCCCCAATAATGTCGTTGTAACTCCTGCCATATAATTCCTATTTATTACAAATATAATTATAATAAATAAAAAGAATAGCAAAAGAACACATTAGAATAATTTAAGTATTATTTTAGCATTATTAAAGAATAGATTTGGAATTAAAACTAAACATAAGAAGCACAAAAATTACAGATTATGAGGAATTGAAAGAATGGTGGAATTGGCATCGATTCCCTCCTCCGAATATTGAATTATTAGATGGGTTAAAATATGGATTAATGGTAAGCTATGGAGGTGATAATATTTGTGCTGGGTTTATATACTTTACAAATGCAAAGGCTTATGGTATGCTTGAATTTATTGTTTCAACATATAAGATAAGAGATAAAGTTATAAGAAAAAAGGCCATTGAATTCCTCATTAATTGCTTAAAGGAAGTAGCAAAAAACAACGGTGTTCAATATATATGGTCCAGTGTTAGAAATGAAAATCTTATTAAGCATTATTTAGATTGTGAGTTTAGCATAGGATCAAAAAAAACAACTGAACTCATTTGTAAACTCTGAACTTGAAAGAAGGGTGTTATGTATTGGTTAGAATGGTTAAGTGGGTATAATTTTACTTTCGCCTTTTGAGAATTATACAACCTAAGTAAAAGGTTTCTTTCGAATATAGCAGCAATAATTTCCCAACAAATATGCAAGGGGTGGCGATAGTATCAAGACCCCATTTTTTTTACTAACTCAAATTATCAATTATCATATCATGGACTTATTCACGGAAACAGACGTTAAGAGGCTCGTTAAATATATATCAAGTAACTATGACCCAGATTTTCCTTTAATTTTATGGTTTGATTTGTTTTGTGGATTTGGAGGAGTTGCAGAAGGCTATAAACAAGTTAAAAACAACTTTATTGTCGCGGGTGTCAATCATGATCCCAAAGCAATAGAAAACAACATGCTTAACCATCCTAATTGCTTACATTACATAGAAGATGTTAGAGATTGGGGAGTAATTTGGAAGTTAGAATCGTTAGCCAAGCAATTGAAAAATGAATTTCCGAATGCATACATAGGGCTTCATGCCAGTCTTGAATGCACCTATTTCTCCATAGCTAAAGGAGGCGAATCAAGAGATGAAGATAGCAGAACATTAGGTTATCATCTTGAGAAATATTTAAGACTTTCACCCGATTATATCACAATTGAAAATGTAAAGGAATTCCTCAAGTGGGGGCCAGTTTATCATGTTTCTAAAAAAATCGACGGTATTACAAAATGGAAGTATAAAAAAGGAAACAGAGTTTATTGGTTAGACAATCCAAACTGTCAAGAATACCCAAAGTTCACCCTTCCAATAAAAGAAAGAGAACGCGAAGATTACAACAAGTGGAAAAAGATTTTTATTGACAAAGGATATAATTATGACTATCGAATTCTTAATGCCGCTGATTTTGGAGAATTTACCCGAAGAGTTAGGTACTTCGGTGTTTTCGCTTTAAATAACCTACCGATAGAATTTCCATCCCCTACTCATATAGCCAAAGAAAAACATCATCTCAATCCTAAGCTTAAGATTCATAATGCCGTGAGAGACAAACTAAACCTTGCTGATCACGGGAATTCAATCTTCGGGTTAAATAAAAATGGTAAAAAATATACGTCCAACACGATCTGGAGAACACTCGGAGGTGTGAAAAAATTCATAGGTGAAAAACATTTTATTAGCAGTTATTACGGTGCCTCTAAAAACGGACAAGGAGTTTATAAAATTGACCAACCATTAAACACAATTACTTGTAAAGATAGATTTGCCTATCACTACGTTCAATATGCTTACGGAAAACCAGTATATTCCTCTACCGAAGAACCTCTTCAGACAATAACCACCGTTCCCAAACAAGAATTAGTTTCTACTTCTTGGTTGTTTGATACTCAATTCAAAAATAAAGGTAGCTCTATTCACAAACCTTGCCCTACAATAATTGCTAGACAAGATAAAAAACCTTTGTACTTGGCCAATGCCTTAAGTGTAGGAACAATAGACCATTCTTTACCTATTGTGGATGATTGCGAAGCCAGAAGAGCATTAAGGGAATTTATGAGAAAACATGGTATTGTTGACATAAAAATAAGACAATTATATGACTATGAATTAGCAGCTGCTCAAGGATTTCCTTCAGATTACATCTTAGATAAAAGCTCAACTCGTTCAAAGAAGTTCATAGGAAATAGTGTTTCCCCTGGTCAGGCAAAAGCCAATAACAAGGCGTTATATGAAGCTCTGATTAATTCGGAGTTAAAATGTGCAATATAAAAAAGACATTAGAATATGAGGTATTCAGACAATATCAAATCACATAACAAAGGAACTCTTTGCGAGCAAAAAGAAGTTACGGCCAACGTTGAGTTATCTATGGGAGATTTAGTTCAATTGAAAGCAGCTTTAGAAGGTTTTCTATCAATTGAAAACATCGAACATTCAACTAAAAAGTGGGCATTATCAACGTTAGAAGATATTAAATCATCACTTAACAAACTTTAGAAATAATGAGCGATATAAATAAAAAGAATTTAGAAGCAATTGGATTCATAGGATCAGAATCAGATATGGTTTGGCCTATACCTAATGGTCACGACTCAGAACTGCATATAGAAAAAGTAAGGTGCAGAGAAGAATATAACATACTATTTACAAGAGGGACTATTATCGGAGTACCCGGAAAGGATTATGATTATGTATATGCAGGTCCAGCTAAAAGTATAGATCAAATTAAACAATTAGTAAACTTATTAATACAGTAGTATGAAGAATAGAGATTTAGAATTACTAAAACATAATCAAAAATTAAAAGACAGTTTAGACGTAAGCGTAAAAATTGATTGGCGCCAAGTTTTAAAAATTACAGTTGAAGACTTAATAAAAAAAAGAAATGCCCCTTCAAATAAAATAAAAGAAAGTTTTGATGATGTGCTAAAATATTATTTAGGAGAAGAAGATTTTCATAAATACGTAATAGAGAAAAAACAAATTAAACTGTAGTTAGTATGATAAAATCAGAAGATATAAAATATCATGGTTACAAGTTTGAGGATTTTCAGAAGTCTGAAATGTTCATGGATTTTGCAATAGAGGGGGATTTCAAAACGGAAGTAATTGCAACTGTAAAAAATGGGGACTTGATTTTTCTGAAATCAGAAACTAAACGAATTAAATAAATAGTGTAATTATAATGAAAATAATTTGGAGCGAAGTAGAAATTCAAAAATTAAAAGATCTACAAAACGATTCTAGATTTCATCCTTATACATGTGATCGAAAACATGATGAATGTGAAGTTAAACAAACGCCAAGAGATATTCATAAAGATGGTGTTTTAATCCCAACAAAAAAGGGTTAGATATGTCCTTGTGGTAATTATACACAGGAATTGTGTTATTAACTATTTTTTAATTTGTAAACTTTTCAATACATTTGTTAAACAACAATAACAAAAAAAATGAATACAGTTGACATTTTAAAAGAAATAATTAATCTATCTGGATTGTCTGCTAACGAAATATCTAGTAAAACAGGAATTCAAAAATCACGATTTTCTCAATGGGTAAGTGAATCAAGAATACCTAAACTAGACATCCTCCATAAGATTGCTAAAGATTTAGGTTATTCCATCAATATGAACATAACTAAAAATGGTGAAAAAGAATTAAAATTAACGTATGATGAAAACGACAATTTATTTCTTTACAACGATGACCACTTCTTTTTAAACGGATCATTACCACACATAAAAAAAAGGCTTGAAGGTGGTTTCCTGTTGGATATTAAAAAAAATAAAACAACGATTTTTACATCCAACAATAATAATCTTCATGACTTTATTAATTCTGAGTTAAGTATTGAAAACTATGTAGAAGGAAATTTAAACACGGGAAGCAGAAAATTTGCTAAGTTCTTTGGAAGTAGAATTCTTTTTAATCAAAAAGAATACCTCTCTTTCATTAATATGCTTGAAATATTCAAAGGACATTACTTTAAGAAATTAGAGGAATTCAAAGAGTTTTATGGTATCGTAGGTTTCGAAAGAATAGATAATCAAAGTAGCTATTTTCTTATATGCTATATTCCTGAATTCGAATGGAATTTGATTAAAAGCCTATCACGTTATTATGACCTCGATAGTCCTAATAATGATTTCTTCAAATTTAACCACATAGAACATTCGCCGAATATAATGATATACAATCCTGAAAATAGTTTGACGGCAGAAAATACATTCAGTGTTGAATTCAAAAAATTAAAACAAGAAGGAAGTTTAATTCATATTGGGTGGAGGCTTGAAATTGATAACGGGAGAAATGTAGAATATATCAAGAAAGGTACTTTTCTAAACGCTAAACAAACTAAAGATTTTATTATTCAAAAATTGATCCCAAAAGCTAAAGACATGTTCAATGAAGGTAAATTCAATAATAAAAAATCTATTTTCAACTTTTTTGATTAAAAAAACTATTTAATAAAAGAAGGCACCACTTCTGAGCTAATTGCAAATAATTCATTTGCTTCATTTGAAGAGTCATATAATTCTATTTCCATGTAATAACCTCTAATTTCACCACCTTCTATTCTACTATTTTTCTTTGTAAAATAGAACTTATTTAAATCTATAGATTCATAAAAATCTACAGAAACAATATTTGAATCAACATCTAAAACTTGCCCCAGAACTATAATATTTTCGTTATCATCTATCAAACAAAGATCATCACCAATACTTACACTTGATGGTACAGCATGAAAGCTCAATTTATTGTTATATACTTCAATTGGACTGCCAAGTCCTTGAGTGTTTCCATGAAGGTTCTGCAAATCTTCATTTTTAAAGAAATGCGCGTACCAACGAGATTCTATTTTATTAAAATCGGAAGCCTTTAAATGCCCTTTTGAGAGATTAGATTTTACCTTAACATTCCAACTATTTGAAGCATCCAACACCATTGTTTTAAAAATGCTATCTGCATTGGAAAAATCATTCAATATCGTTGTTACTTTTGATTCATACTGAACACCGTAAAAATTATTATATCCATTCCCTGAACTATTTTGTTCCCATAATTGACCATTTTTAAATGTATAGAAACTATTATTCATTCTTAAAACCCAATCTGGTAAAAATGAATGAAAAGAAGTAAATCCTTTTATCTTTTCATCAAAGGTTAAGGTGTGATTTTTTAAACATAGAGTTAATTGTCCATAGTACGGATCATATCCACACAAATTAATTGAATTCCGATTGGTTTTAAAATAATCTCTAAACCAATCAGTCATTCCCCTATTAGATATAATTTCTATACCACTTTGTCCTTTTCTTAAAACGATACCTCTTTTCGAATCTACCCAATATCTGTAATTGCCATAAGAAACCAAACTTTCAGGATTATTACTAATTCCGAATTCTCCTGCATAAGCTTTGACTGCTCCCAATATATTATCACTCTTTGCTAAATTAGAACTCCCATCTTCGGAATAGATTAAGGATTTACCATAAAACACCTTATGAACTTTATCTTCTTGCCATACGTCTAAATCGGTGTTATAAGCCATAATTATCTGAATCCCCCCATACTTATCATCTAAATCTTTAAAGTTTAATGTAGATAGGTTAAATTCATTCAAACCGTTATAATTTAAACTTTGGTCATACGGTTTACTATACGTTAATCCAGAAACTTTAATATTCTCACGATAATCCTCTATTGGTGCCGACGGCCTAGTTTTAATTGATAATTCTTTCGCGTTAAACTGGTCTTTTATTTTGTAGCTCTCGAAACCATTCCCCCAGGTAAAACAATTATAAAAAGGAAGTTTTAAAACTGCTGGTAAATTTATCGTTTGTGATGTGTCCGAATTGTCGAAGCCAAAGTGCAAGTCTTGCTCTATTTTATAGGTCCTCCCTATTTCGTAAAATATATCTGAATTTTCTTCTACCGGATCTGTTTCGAATATTACCCTGTTATTAAACTGTTTGATTTCAATACTAAACTTTATTCTTACCGAATCCTCACCGCCATTCTTCTCAAAACCTAATGAAGCAATTAATAAGTTCATTGTTCCCGAAACTCCATCAGAACTAATATCTACATAAACTTCGGGGTCTTTAATTCCATGCCAACCAACATTCCCTCTTCTAAAAGAAACTCTTATTGAGTCAATACCTTTTTCAGCAAACTTTGCATCGATATCGTCACCATAAAACCATTCTTCCAAATTAGAATACTTCTTAGTTGAAATAAAATGAAAATGGATATATTGATTTTTGTTATTATACTCGTCGTAAATAATATCAATAATCGCTCCTGTTTCAATTGTATCTCCTTCAATGCCTTTGTAAACGGCCATACCTTTACCTGACCAATCATGATTAACTGTATGATAAGATTTACCTCGAACAATCCATTGATCTCCGTAAGTGTGTCCTGTATCATTCTGAAATTTTACTGATAATCCATCAATCATGGGAATTTCCACATTAACCTGAATATCTTGTTCTGGAACCACAGTGGTATTATCGTACTCCACTATGAATTTGTCTTTGGTTGTTACTCCATCCCCTTCAGAAGTTATTTGAACATAAAAGCTCTTATCCCTATCTCCAGAGTAATTACCTATTACGGTTGCATCATTGAGTGAACTATTCCCATAAAATATTGCTGGCTGCAAAACGTTTACATTATTTTTAACGGGGTGGTATGAACGTGTACTCCATTCAAAACCATTGAAATAATAACGAGCCAAATCTTCCAAGTCTAAACTAAATCTTTCAGGTTTAATCTTCATGTATAAACCAGACAATTGCTTAAACTCGTTGGAACCAGAAGTGTCTAAAAAGTTTTTATCCTGAGATACTACTTCGAGTACTTTAACCTTTACAATGTCATCTAATATTTTTCTTGTATCAGATTTTACATTAAGATACTGTCCTTCGATAATAGCATCTTTTTGATTTCCTTCGAGCTTCACCCATACATAACCGTTATCTTCGTAAAAAATATTAGGAACAATCGTATGATATCCTATTTTATTTTGTTTGATATAGACTCGATAGTATTTAGCGAAATAGGGTGCTTTGTTCTTAATTTTTAACACCAAACTGTTTTTATCAGTGCTATTTGAATGCTCAATATAAGTTGTGTTATTCTCACTAACTAAAGGTGTAGTTTGCCTTCCGTAACTATCAAGATATGCGATAGCAACTTCATAATCTCTATTTGTTTTGCAGCTCTCACTTGCATCAGAAACAGGAACATTTTCTTGATTCAATTCCAAATCAATATAAATTTCTTCTCCGTTATCGTTAACTAAATTATAGTTCTCGGTATAATTCGCGAAAACAAGTGTATTATTAATTAATTCTAATGCTTTCGCTCTTAATGGCACTGCATCAAACAATCGATATAACTCTTCTTCAGGAAGGTTTCTTACAATTTTATTATTAGAAAAGGAAATTTTGTAATCGGTATCATCCAGCCAACCTTTATTCTTTTTATTAAAGTTATCAATTACATAAGGAATATTCTTTCCACATTCGATAAATACCACTTCAATAGCCTTAACATTTTTGCTTCCTGAATTAAATTCTATCTCCACCTCATTAAATGAGTTAATCATACTTTTATTGGTGGAAGTATAATAATCGAATTCGAAAGACTTAGGTTTAAACCCTATTTCACTATAAGGTGATAACGCACTATATTCACCATCAAGATAAATGTATCTATATGAAAATCTTAAAAACTTTTCCTCTAAGTTATTTTCCTTACTTCCATTTGATCTTAAATTAATTTCTGGGCTATTAATTGGCGGTCTTTTAATTAAAATAATATCATCTAAATCAAATCCATTTTCATCATAAGTTTTTGCCCTTTCAATGTTAATTAACAATGGTTGATTATAATTATCTGTTATTAAAAGATACTTGGAATTGTTATCCGTGTCTATTAATATCCTTGATGAATTTATAAGATACTCTTCATTGAAATTTAATACATTGTGATTTCTAGTATCCTTTAATACGAATTGAGTAGTTTGAGTTAAAATGTTATATTCTATGATAAAAGATCCAAGTGAACTTTTAACAAACCAATATAAGGTTTCATTAAATTCATCTGACACTCCACCTATAGTATGCATATTATCCCCAAGGTTTAAATTTGTAAGTTGTTTATTACTTAAACTCTTTTCAATGGCTCCTGCGTCACTTCCCTCACTATTAATAATTCGAACATTTAAAGAATCTCTTAATTCGCCTTTTTTTAATAGTCGTTCATCTACATTTTTATTTAAACGTGACTGAACAAAATTATTCGATATTCTTGGCATACTTAATAATTTGAGTTTCTTGCTTTCCTAGCGATTTCAAGTAAGTTAAACTTGGCTCTTTTTATTTTTGCTTTGTGCAGGCTTGATTTAAGTTTATTTGAAGCTCTTCTTTTCTCTGATTGAGATACATTCCTTTTAAACTGGATGAGATCATTATATACCCAATCAATTAATACTGGTAACACTTCTTTGTGAACTTTAATATCTTCCTCTCCATAAGTATCATAAGCTAAACCATCAGAAAAATATTCCAATACAATTGGCTCATCGAGCAAATTACTACTAAAGACAATTTCTTTACCAGTTATACTATACTCTCCATTTCGGCTATATTGCTTTGCATCGCCTCCGCAATGAAAAACATACCTCTTATATGGTATATTCTGGGCATTATAAGCATCTGCCTTTAATACATATCCATCATGATCAAATAAGATTTCATGATTATGGTCTTGCAAATAAGCTACCGCTGTATGCATGTTATCGTTTTTATCTAAGGGAAATAGCCTATATGAATTACTGAGACTATCATGAACTACAACACTTAACCTTGCAAATGAAACGAAGTCATGAGGCAATGTCACTCTAAGATTCTCAGGAACATCTATTTCCATTAACTTTACCTCATTTAAGTTGTTTAAGCTTAAATCAGAAATTCCAGCTTTTACCGATTTGAGTATTTGCGACCTTCGGGTATGCTTTAAAATACTATCATCGTCTAAAGAAATTCTTTCAAAATGTTGAACTACTTTTTGTATTGGAACATACTGGTAACTTCCATGTAAATCTTCGTCGTTATGATATTGAAATGGGGTTAGTTTCATTAGTTAGCAATTTCTTTGTTAAACATTTTTTGTTCCTCATTTTGAGTTATCACAGTTATGTCTTTGTCCTTAAGGTTTACACCTAATTTTTTAAGTATCCTAATGATCAATTCATACTTCTGTGATGCGTGAATATCTATATCTGAAAAATCATTTTTAGAAGGATCGAATAAAGCTGCTTCATTAAGTTCTCGATACGTCCATTTAGCAAGTTTTGGTTCTCTCAAATATGACAGTTCAATAGTACTTTGAGGTTCTGGAAACACCTCTATTTTATTGCTACTTCTTAACCCTATAGGATAGGTTTGATTAGCATCCTCTTTCGTCAATTGATATGATCTTCTATTCTTACAAAGTTCAACTTCGTTTGATCCAACATAAATAACATCGATATATCTTAAGTTTCTTGGAAGTTCAATGCTATTATTCACCAAAGGTATAGATTCAGAATTCACATAGTATTGAATTCTTTCTCTTATTTTTTCAGTGGTATTTTCAGTCATTGTATTTACTAAACCTCGATTCTGCCTGTTTATTGATCTATTAACATCAAAAAACATTTCCTCATATAATTCATCTACGGAAGCATTAACCAACCCATCAATTGTTTCAGGTTTTGCATTACCAATACTATCAGTATTTGACCACTGCTTGACGAGTCTATGAATTAAGTTTATCGAAACCATTTAATTAAATTTAAACAAATATAATCATAAATCTATTCTTTTGTAACACTTATGTAATACTAAAAAAGGCCCTTTCAAAATGAAAGGACCTTTAAAACAATAAATCAAGGAATATTAAAAGAATCTCGTTTAACTTTCTTTTAATTTTTCTTTTATCCAATCTACCTTATTTGAAAAGGCATTAGGAACTTTTTTGCCAGTTTTCTCCAAATACTGCTCTCTAAGCTCTTCTATTTCGGTTTGTTCTTGAGTATCATTCGAAACTTTAGATTGCTTCTGAAGTTTCGCCAATTCTGCCCTTAACTCAGCATTTTCCTTTTCTAACTTACTACTCTCTATACTTTCCTTTTGGTTTGAAATAACCAAGCTATCAATTTTTTGATTCAAAGAGTTCAATACTAACAAACTCTCTTCCGTATTTTGAGAAAGAAAATCTCCGAACTTAACCAAACCATTTTCGCCACGAGCTAAAGAAAGTATTTCACCTTGGGTAGTGTCGTTCCAAATTACAGCTGTGCTTCCAATATTATCCTTTACGATATCCTTATTAAACGCCAAGGCTGCCAAGTATTTGCTTTGATAATCTTTTGATTCCAAAACTTTTTTTAGTTCAAATGGTTTTAACTTAGCATACTCACGCAATTCAAGTTCAGCCTTACTATCTGTCCATTGAATCGCATTAACACCGAATACAGCCAATGCAATAGCTTTTCTTTGATCATCAGAAGTTTCGTTGATAACAGCTAAAACTTCGTCTCTCTTTTTATGTTCGGTTAATTTTTTATTTACCTCTGCTTCCTCTGACCAAACTTCATAGTACACCCCATACCATGGGTGTTTTTCTAAAATCTGATTAAGCAGCATATTCGACTCAGGAACTCTTTTCTCTCCATTTTCAAACCAAATAGAGGGAACAGCTCTATAATCTCCTTTCAGATCCTCTTCAAAAATTGAATTAGCCCCTGGAACATACTTAACCCTTCTTTGACCAACAGACTTAAGTTCATTATATTCCTTCACAAACTTTTCCAAAGTCAGACCTCTAAGTGGGATTTGGAAACTTTTTGCTTTTTTAAATTCTTTTAATCTATATATTTTTTCTCCCATGATAATACTTTATTAAAGGCAGTCATAATGACTGCCTTTCTTAAATTTAATTTCCTAAATAAATTCCATTCCCTCTTCTGAATACAAAGAATTGATTTGCTCCGATAACCTGATTAGTCATTTCGGATTCAACGTGAATTTCCATAGTATCCCTTTTATGATCTGTTCCATAAGGGCCTCCAAAAATCTTCGTTTTTCGGTATCTATTAATTCCATTCTTTTGACGATATCTGATTGTCAAATGAGGTCTTGAATATTGATCTCCTGACTCTAAAACATTCGCTTCCCCTAAAGGCATCATTAGAGATTGAACACTAGTATTTCGAAATTTTTGCGAACCTAATAATTCTGGTTCATCCAAGGTAGTTAGCTCTGAAGAATGGAAAGTAATACCATCTATAAAGACCTCCTTAAATCCAAGTTCTATAGCAGTTTCTTTACTGTTGTTAAACATTCCATAATTCCCACCATTTAAATAATTGGCATTAACTGATGCGAGCATTCTTCTAAAGGCTGCGCTTTGTTTATGATCATGCCACCATGAATAAGCAGTAGCTCCTCCTTGCTGCTTAATTCTAAAAGCAATGTCAGAAAGCTCCTCAATATCCTCTATTACACCATTACCTATATTCCCACCTTCTTCTATTTGCTGTACAATTCCTTTCATCCCTCTTGCATAACCAGCAACTGTTGCATCGGAGGCTTCATCTGAACGTCTATGTAACAGATGAGTTAACTCTTCTAAGTTCGCATGTGAATCAATTGTACGCTGAACCTCTGTTGTGTTCCATCCTTCTCCTTTTCCATAACCTGGTGTTTCATACCAAGTATGATGTGCCATATCTGACTCAGGAGTATCATAAAATTCCTTTATGATATGTGCGTAATTATACTTGAATTCAGGAGTATCTCTTCGTCCTTTTGTAAAATTACCTTCTCCTTTACCCCAACTATTAGAAAATTTCGAAATTGTTAAACCTCCATTAAATCCAAAAACCCCTGCTTGTTTATTCTTTCCTGTGAAAGATGTTTCTGAAGTAATTTGATCAACCACAGCCTGTCTTTCAATTGTTCCGTCGGAAATAATAATAATTTCACCTGAACGTAAATTATGCTTTGAGGTTGTAGTAAAAGTACTATCAACTGGATTAAACATAACATCACGATGTGATTGATGTAATTCACCCAACTCCGCGTGTTGTACTTGATCAGAAGCAAATGGAAGTAAACTCCCTGTTATAGCGCAGAAAGGTAGTAATTTCCCCTTTCCTCTTTGTAAGTGGATATCTTTCTTTACATCAGGATTATATACCATCCCATAAGTATATGCATCTATAAAATTAGCCGATGTTGCTAATTGACCTGAAGGAGACACTAAAGACGATTCTCCCGTTACTGTATTTTGTTTTAACTCTGCCATTTTTTTTAAAAAATTAATTACAATTGAACACCAAACCCGTTATTTTGTTTATCCGGAAAACTTCCATAACCATCCTTTTTAGTCTTATTCTTTTTGATTTCTTTCTGGGTGAAGTCTTCGTTATTTGAGTTAGAAATAAATTCCTCTAAGGTTCTAGCTCTAACTTCCTTCATTGCCATTTCCATATACTTGTCAAAATGCATTCCTTTGTGAATAAAGGTTGCCAATCTTTGATGATCCAACCCTTTTTCTCCCATGAAATTCTTTTTAAGAAAACCGTCTACATCCGAAGCATCTGACAGCATACTATGCCTGTCATCATCTGTAAACTCATAAGTGAAATTTAGAGGCATTTTCTCTCCGTTATTTTCAATAATTGACTCAACCGCCAATGATGTAGCACTGCTCACACCTTGCTTGACTAAATCGACATATTCTTTACGCTCATTCATTAAAGTTTCGTATTGAGACTTAAACATTTTTTGACCGTTTTCCAGAGTTACAATGTCCTCTTGCTGCTGATTAGGAATATAGTTTTCCGTGGGTTTTTTATATTCTTCTTGTAATTTTTTTGATTCCTCTTTGATGTCCTTTATGAAGTTTTTAATTTCATAATTGTTAAATTGACTCTTATCTTCATCAGCCAAATCAACATTCAACTTATGTTCCAAGTATTCATTTACCTCTTCATTGGTAATTTTCCTATTAGGATCAATTCGTTGAAGTTTCTTTTTCACCCAATCGAGATCAGGAACACTATCTAAATCTTTTTGAATAAAATCATGTTCTTTTCTTGATCTTCCTGTATTCTTTTTGAATTCGAAGTAATTAAGATCATTTTGATCCATAAGCCCCTCGTAAGGGTTCACCGTTTTTTCAACAATCTTCTCAACTTCTTTTTCTTGAACTTGAAACAAGTCATCAAAAGCTTTATATTCCTTACCCGACTTTTCATTTATATAACTAAGAACGACTTCATCCGTTAAATCAGGAATAATTTTATTCTCTATCTCTTTCCCCCTGGAGGAATAGATTTCTCTTCTTGCTGCCCTTTTAAAGTAGCCGCACTCCCGAAAGGATTGGAATTGTCTCCACTTTCTGAAGTTTCTTCTTTACCAAATTGAAGCCCAAAAGCCATATAAGTGTAATTTATAGTTTACACAAAACTAATAAAATATATTAATAATAACAATAAAAGAATTAACTAAGAATTAAAAAAGTATTACAAATTAATATCTAAGCTAAAATCATGCGGTTCAGATTCCTTTTTACGCTGATCTATTAATTTACTTTGATGAGATGATTGTACATTTAATCTTTTGTCTTTTGAATCTTCTTTAAACTTAGCCATATCGGTTTGTGTTATATTCTTAAGTTGTTCTAAGTACACCTCCTGTCTAAATTTTTTATCCTTTTCTGGAGCCTCAATCTCTTGCATTGCTTGTTTTTCAAAGACCCTGATTTTACTCATTGAAGTTTCTAGATTAATTTTCATCTTAGCTTTTATCGCCTCTTCTTTAATCCTGCCAGAAGACGCTTGATTCGCGGCTGCAATATCGCTTTGTGTTTTCATCTCCATTGTAGCTCTCTTTTCTTCATTCATCTGCTCCAACCTTTTCTTAGACATGTAGGCTAAATACTGAACAGCTAATTTTACATTAGTTTTGGCTATTCTTACGGCTTCACTTTTAATTTCGGGTGATATCAATCCTTGTTGCAAATACAGACCTAAATCTTCTTTAAACTCAGTCATTTCTTCTTGACTTGGAAGAATTTCTACTGTAAAACCAAAATCATGTAAATGCCTATCTTTTAAGCTTTCTAATGCATCTAAATTTTGTTTTCCAACTGCTCTCTCATACAACTTTCTTAAATGCTTCGCCTCTGGATTTCTAAAAATTGCATGGATTCGGCTACTGATTACTTCCGCTACTTTTTTATTAAAACCTAAAGCTGCATCTACAATATGCTGTGTTGTCGTGTTGCTACTTGAAAGATTTAACTGATTAACTCCTAAAAGAGCGTCATGAGGCATACTACCATCACGAGCAGGATTAACTCCCGTTATATCACGTATTTGATTATAGTAATGAGCATATAGATTTAAGAGAGGAACTAAACCACTTCCTTGTTGCTGAGACATAGGGCTCACAGCAGCACCATCTTTCATTCCGTCTTCCCCCATGTCAGTACGCTGACTAAATACAACTCCTTTTACATTTAAAATAGACAAGGAATGTTGCCAATTCTTTTCCTTATTTCCTTCAACCTCTAACTCTGCCAACTGGTCTAAATCAATATGAATTAAATCAGGTTTTAATTCCGATCGCAAGTGTTGAATCTTTATATGAATATTTTGTAATTCATCAGCCAAAGGTTTAATGTCATCTAAGAATGAATGTAAACGATTTTCATAAATATCAGAAGAGAACACAACAAATGGTGATTGTGGCTTATTTAATTCATCTCTAACAATATGCTCACTTTCTTTATAATCATATATGAATTCAGTACCTATAATGTAAGACCCTTCTACCCAAGTATCTTTATAAGAAGTAACTTTTTTGTAATCTGAACGCTTCGGTGGTTCGAAATCATCATCTTTTTTAGAAACATGAATGGTTTTCCCTTTTTTAATAATAGCCTTGTAATTCTCTTCCTTTGTTGTTTTAAAAGCAAATCGCAAAACATCAACCTTATGCCCACTAATATCTTTACTGCTCTTGTCTTTATTTTTACTTAAATAGGTCTTTGATATCTTTTTTAAATGAACAACATCTAAATTAGATTCACGTTGTAAATCATTAATCGTAATTGAATCGACTACACCAAAGTAAAAGGCATCTGAAAAATCATTTTCTTTCACATTACTATGAACCAGTTCTTCAATGTCAAATGAATCAATTTTTAAACCTTCCCTATTATCCGTATAAACTCGAACCCCACAAATAGCATTTTCTACTAAATTTTGATTTTTCTTCTTTTCAATATTAGACCATCTATTTGTTTCTTTAACATAGTCAATAATAATTTCCTCCGCAATTTCAATTTTAGTCTTTTCTTTTAACTGCTCGAAAAGATTAAGCTCTTCGGAATCTTTTGGTACAAAGCCTTGAGGCATTAAATTAACACCTAATGATTTTGACGCTGACTTCAATAAAGGCATCGCTCTCATGTTTTTTAGATGCTTTTCTCTTTCCTTAGCCTTTATGTTTAATGACATTCGATCATTAGTTCTAATGTCAATCCTGTAATGATCATCTCTAATTCCATTACTTACTACTCTGCAAAACTTTTGAACTGAATTTAAAATACGCCAATCCAAATTAGCCAAACTTAAATCACCGTCTTGTCGTACAAATAATTTTTTGTGTTTTTCAGTGTCTTGCTCTCCTCTGGTATAAAGTCTATTTTCTCTAATTTTCGATGAACGAGATGAATATTCACACTTACCATCAATCAGCCCTCCATTAAACCAATCTTGAGAAATGGATTTAGCAAATGCTAAACCATATGTGTCATCTATCTTGTCACCCCATTTTGCTAATGGATCTGGAAATGTTGTGTTTTTATTCATACTGCTTGGGATATGTTACCTGAATTATCATATTTTTTAAATGGAATTTTTCTTGGCTTTTTCTTTTCATCTGGCTTCTTTATTCTTCTCTGGCAACCAAGTCGGCTTAATGAACTTGAAATAAAAGCATCATATTTTGTTCTATCCTTTAAGTCAACATCTTTCCATTGTTCTAAAGTTCTAGTAAATGGCATATCGCCTATAGTTCCTTTAGGTCTATTTCTTTCATCTCTGGCCACACCAATATGATCTTCGATATAACTTTCAATAGCATAAAATTGTTGGTCTGCAATTTTTGAATTTTGAGGAGGTGCGCCCCCCAATTTCTTTTCTGTTGGGTTTAAATCGTTATAGCTTTTAAATGGGTTATTCAATGAATAATGACGATATCCTCTATCTGCGATATACTGCAAAAAAGCTTCGTTTGAAAGCTCTCCCAACATAGGTATAGAATAGTAAACCATAGCCATTAAAACTTCTTCAAAAAAGATCGTTACTTTTTTTGCCCTATCAATGTATTCTAGAATAAATGCATCGTTAGGCAACGTAGATGTGTTATAGGTTGTTGATAAATGAATAGCTCCTTTTGACCCCCTTCCATCAGCACTTTTATCTCTGTTATATGGGTCCACACCAAAACAACCTAAATGTTCTCCTTTCGGAGCCCATGCCGTAACCCCATGTTTAAATTTCTTTTCCTTAATATTTCTAAACTCCAATGGAGGGTGGCAACCTTTCCTTATCCAAAAACGACCATTTAATGGATCTGGATTCCAAATTACTTTGGTGTCTTGAACTCCGTTTTCCCATGTGAAGTTCCCGCGTTCAATATCATTGTTTGTTATTGGATCATTACCTGTAAACTTCTCTTCTAACTCTTCTTTGTTGTAATCTATTTGCTCTAATATCTTAGGTAGATTAAATTCACAATCCTCACTTTCATCCCTAAAAGCCTCTTTAACCGTTCTTGGAAATTGTCGTAACTGCTCGTTATATGCATCTGGGTCTTCCCTTAATGCCTCTAACTCATTATCTAAATGCGTATTTGCTCCAACAGTTATCCATTCTCCTAAATCGTTAAGAACTGGTTTCTCCGGATCATCTATAATACTAAACCCATAAATATCATAAAACCCTTCCAAACCAAATGCAGCTGAAATAAATAAGTTATAAAGACCGCTTGCCGTTTGTCCATTTTTACTTCTTACCCTAGGGTCCGATTGCATAAATACAGTCTCAAACTCTCTCCCTCCCTTTTTTTTCGAGTTAACAGTTGAACCTACCATGGATTTACCAACAATCCTTTTCCCTTGTCTGTGAGAAGTTTTTACGATTCTCCAATATTGGTCAAAGGGACATTCTTTAGGAAATTTACCTCCTTCATCAATTAAACTAAGGAAAATTTTATCCCCGTCCATGGAATTCAGAACAGTATTGTGCCACTCAATTGTCGTGTCTAATCCTTCTTCAAAGTCATCTTCATCATCCCCTAATTTCTTTTTACGAGTAGGCTCTGTTAAAACTAATTCCTTCTTCGGAGTAGTAGAACCATCCCATGAAGGTTTAAAAAAGGCAGGAAGTTTCTTAAAAGTTCTTACTAGTTTTCCAAAGTTTTTTCGACTATCTTTTCCTGTTTTAGAAATAATCCCTATTTCCTTATTCTCATTAGAAGTTCCTAGATTAATTCCTTCGGAGTTACAAAGAGAAGTCCACCCAAAACGTCTGTTTTTAACATAGTCAATTCCGTAACACCTTGGGTCAGCTTTACAGGCTTCCCAATAAATGAGTAATTCGTTTTGAATTATTCTAAAAGCAGGATATCCCTCATCTAACTTGCTCCATTGATAGAAGAAATGAGAAGAGCCTGTCATATAAACAAGTTCTCCTTTTATTAAAATAAATGATCCGTAGAGACGGAGGTTTATTTGTCTCTCTATAAACTCCTCATATTTAGGGTCAAATTGGGTTTTTGAATTTAACCCCTTGGGTAATTCCTCTCTTTTCCATTTCTGGCCCTTCGTAGTTTTATCCCAATTGATAATTCCCTTTCTATCAGAAGGAGGTTCTGGTAAACCTATATAAATACCATTTACAAAAAAAACAGTACCGAGCGTTCCATCTTTTGAAATAATGATAATATCATGTTCCTGGTCGTAACCATATTCCCATGACTTGAGTTTGTTTTTTCCTAAACGTACCTTTTCATCAACTTTATCCGTTATTTTATCCCCTAAATAAAATATCATCTACACCTATCTATCTTGTTTCTTTATTTTTGGAAGCTGTTCTCTTTGCCCAGCTCTTTATCTGTCCAGCTTCCTCTTTAGAATGTAACTCTGTTTCTAACTCATCGATTTTACTAATACCCCAATCAAAATCAATAGCAGCCATCTGTCTTGACTTAATCACATTATGCAGTCGATCTTCAGTTACAGATATGTTTTTTCCTGCTCTCATAACCGCCTTCGTTACATCTGGACCTACCATTTCCTTTAATTCTTTTTCAACCGAGAGCAATTCATTATAATCATCCTCGTGAGGGTTTAACTCTATATCGATAACTTCTAAATTAAAATCACACATGGTTTTCAAACGCTCAATCAATTCAGGAAGCTCTTTTTTGTAATAACTCGATAATTCATCTTCTGACAAATTATCCATTTCTTTATAGCACCTATCTACCTCTTTCATTCCCCAAATAGATTGTTCAGCCGCTTGTCTTCTTCCTTTTACTATGTTGTGATACTTGTCTTCAGAAATAACATTGTCTACTTCCTTAGTCATAACCTCGTAGTTTAAGGCTACCATACTTTTTAACTTCCTTACATAGCTTGGAAGCTTTTCTTTTCTATAACTATGCGATTTGTCCATAAACATCTTTGGTTCTTATCCACCAATACTCTTTCCCTTCTATCCAAAACTGAACACCTCCATTCGGGTTCATTAACACAACATCTTTATTCTGAATTCCTAGTTTCTTTAATTGAGAATTTACAAACAGGACTTTAACTTTACCTTTAAATTCCTTAGCACTGGAAACAGTATCTGGTAGAATTAAAGTTGATTCGATTTCATCTCCTTCAAGTATTGGTTCAACAAGTAAGTTTTTGTCAAATCCTTTCCACTCATGCCTTTTCGATTCTCTGTAACAAACTATCATGTTAGGTGTTATATGATACAAGTTCTTATCCGCATCAATAACACTATTATACCATTGCTTAACACCATGATAGATTTGTCTATAAAAAACTGTGAAGTCTATTAAAACCTCGTAACCTTCCTTTATCTCTCCTTTGCAAAGTGCAGGAATCCCTTTTATAATTGCAACTCTATTCGATAACCTCTCTGGAGTAAAATCGACATTCCCAAAAAGTTCAATTCCACTTTCCGTTTTGAACTTCTCATTGTAGGGAGATTCTAATTCTATGATATAATTATTTAATCCTTGCATTTAATATTTTGTAAATAGGTTCCACTTATATCCAACCCTGAATCCTTTATTTGAATTAATACCCAATTCCAACATATTTCCATTTCTATTCTGAAAGCCAGCATTTAACTCTATTGAAGCTTTATTTAGTAATTCTGATGTTATAATACTTGTACCGGCAAGAATTGAATATTTAGGTTTTACTCTTATTGTTTTTTCATAATACTTAACCTCTTGAGGAAATGTCTTATATGAAAAATCAATACTTTCCAAAGAGCCTTTCGTCTTAACCAAGAATGTAGCCGTAAGTAAACTATCCGAAATAACTTCTTCGTACTCTCGCAATTGCATAGCTTGTAATAACTCTCGTAAGAGTATAACAGAATCGACTTTTTGATCATGTTTTTCTTCAAGCTCATTTAACATTTTTTTGTATTTCTTGTCATTGGACACATACTTATACTTAATAATCTCTCTTGGTTTATCTATCTTGAATGAATTCGATTTAACAGGAATTCTTTTAATCACCAAAGAGCTATCAACACTAACAAGATTAGAACTGGAAGAATTATAGTTTCCAATTCTTTTTTTATAAAGAAAGAATACTAGAATAATTATGATTAGTATGTATGTGATACGCTCTTTATGCATTATAATCTTCTAAAGTCAAGTAATCTACTTTGTGGGTACGCTTTAATCTTCACTTCGTTATTCTGATTCCCACCTAAAATCCAAATCCAATTCTTGTCTTTTCTGACAAAAAAACCCACATGACCTTTCCAGCTTTCAATATCCTCTCTCCATAAAACAACGATATCACCAAGTCTAGGGGCACTATGAACAGATTCACCCATTTTCAGCCAACTTCTAGCCGTTAATTTCCCAGAAATTTCTAAGCCTGCTTTTTTACAGCACCAATTCACAAATGCCGAACACCATGCTGTTTCATCTTTAAATTTTCCCCCATCAAATCCAATTTCAGTAAAATATTTTATTACTTCTGGATTATCTTTTCTTCCTCTAATCTCTTTGATCCCAATTTGAGAAAGGCCTATTTCAATAGCTCTATTCATTTTTCAGATTATTTAATATTTTTTCAAGAATATTTTTAATTATTCTAGATGTAGTTTTAAAAACAAAAGTTACTGCATCATACTCAACCAAGTTTTTTCTGGAATAAACCGATCCTGCGTTCGCGACAACGGAATATCCTTCAGCAACAGCTAAAGCCATTAAAGATGTATTGACCACTTTTAAGGCATTGGCTTTATCAAACAATCCCCACATAAAACCGACCACTACTGGAATGGAAAACATTATGATTTTTGAAACTATTCCCTTCTTAGCTTCTCTGGATGAAGGATTACTTAACTCTGGTACTCGATTTGCTTTCCACGCTCCAAAACACATATCTAACACCATAAAAAAAACCAATACATGGAAAGCATATGCATTTATACCGACACTATTTAACCATGTATAAAAACCGATAAACAAATAACTTATAGCTTGAACTATTCCCTTTAGACTAAGATCTATTTCAATATTTTTCATTTTTTATTTCTATTTTGATGGGTAGATCTCCTTTTCTCTGTAAGCTATTGTTGTTCTATACAACGTATTTCTATTTGCGTAGAATTTTAATGCATAGGTTTGCCAAACTGAATTATAAACCAGCTTTTCATATGAAACTTCTTTTGAGATTTCTGAAGGCATTTCTGTGGCTTTCCTACTGAAATATGCTAAATGATCTATTTCATTATTAACCCATGGGATACTCGATAAACCGAAAGATCCTTCAATCCAATGATTGGGGTAATCTGGGTTATATGGAACTAAGTCCTTTAAAATAACACGCCCTGAGTTTTCAAACTCCGCAACTGGCATAGTTATGATATCCAGCGTTCCTTCTCCAGAATAATTAATTTGATGAAAATCGGGTATTTCAGGCGCGACGGTTTCTATTTTAATTTCTCCTGTAAGACCTACTTTTATAAAAGGCTCTATAACCTGAATTCCACTATCGACATTAGTTGCCAAAGCTTTTGTCAATCGAATAGTAATATGGTCACCTATTACCACGGCTTCCAAAACCAGCTGAATTGTATAAACAAGTGTTATTTCCTTTTCCTTTATTGTTGATATATTAAGTATTTCCGAATTTAACCCAAGCCCAGTATCTATTTCAGCTTCCCCATCAGCATCACTTGAATATTCAATTGTTTTAGTGGATGTTTCCAATAAGAGTAAAACTTTTTGAAACTCTTCAGGTGTAAACTGCCCCCCAGAAGAGGAAGGACTTGTTGTGCTTCCAAATGATATTTCTTGCAAAGCATTTAAACAATCTTGTAATTTTAAATGAACAACTCCCTCTACTTCTATCTTGTCATATGGGCCTAATTCAATATTTGACTTTTCAGAAATTAAAAGAACGCCTAGTGAATTTGACTTCACCTGATATTGCCTTGGATATACCGCCTCATCAATTAAAAAAGTACTATTGTCATTTTTATTTAATTCTACTCTAATCATTTAAGCTGTATTATTTATATGTGGTAGTATGTATCAGTTATATAAGAACCAGATAGAAACAGTGAGCCATTAGTAAAGTTTAAACTTTTGTATACACCGTTAATAGGGTCATCGACTTTAGATATAGAATCGGTAAAGGAAATACCAATCCCTTGCCCCACCCCTAGTATAGTTTTAACCTCTGATCTGTCTACTCCACTTCTGATTATCTTTGCCAAACAATAGGAACGTATTTCGAAGTTAGTAGGTATTCTTATACTGTCAGGAAAATTAACTACTTGTAAGTAACCTGTTGGTTGGTTGTCTGCATTTATTTGACCAAAGGTGATGTTGAAAGTTACCATGTTACCTACCCTTACATAATGCCCATAAGCTTTACTATAGGTGTAAGCAGCTTCACCTTGCCTGTCTTTTAAAATAGGGGTAAAATTACCTTCTTCATAAAACCTATTAGGTAATCCTCCATTTCCCGATGTTTCATTAATAATTTCAAAAAAATTAAATTTCCTATTTGAATAGGTAATGCCAAACGCTACTGCTCCAGTTGGGTAAATGAAGTCCTCTGTCAAAATTTTATCAGAACCTTTATCGGTTGACTTCACTTCTCTCCAGATATAATCTTTGTGGGTTTCCACGCAACGAACCGACATATCCTCGTGATATTTAAATGCATTTACAGCAATATTCTGTCTCATTTTAGCGAGAGATAAAAAGAATGTTTTACCATCAAGTGGATACTGGCCTGCTGCCTCCAATGAACTTCCTAATTGTACCTTACTCATTCCTAACTTTTAAAAGTTTATAAAATAATTGAGATGGAGATATATAATCTTTACTTACGAAATACAGAGTTTGATTTAAAGCATCGTATGAACTACTAAACACCTCTGTTGTCACGTCAGTATTAAAGAAGTTAAAGATTCTTATTGTGTTACCTGGTGTTAAGTTTTTTATTACAAATCCATACCTCGCAACATTAGAAAAAGGAAAATCCTTACCCGCTAACATTGAGTCTTCAGTATGACTCATTCCATTTGTAGATAAAAATAAATCAGTAATTTCTGTAATATTCGTGATGTCCTTTGAGATTTCAGAAAACTGGAAACTATAATATTCCATTTTAGGCACAATCGCTACATCGGTAACATTAATATTAACCGTTCCTGAACTCTCATTGCCATTCGCATCTATAATATTATACCCGAATTGATCACTTCCTACAAAATCAACATCTGGAACATAAGTAAAAGTTCCATCGTTATTGAACGTTAGAGATCCATTACTTGTTATTATAGATTGATTGAAAGTGTTTTCTCCAACACCAAACAAATCATTTAATGAAACATTTTCGTTTAGTGTTTCGTTCATGTTTATTGTAAAGTTATCATCATATGCTGTTGGCGTATCATCTTCACATAAACCGCAAAAACTCTCAACTAAAAAATTAACATTTTTTCCTGTTTTCGCATCGATTCCAAATACAAAATCACCCTTTTCTGGGGTCTTAATTGGATATATTTTTAAGTTTTTTGTCTTTGCCATAGAGTAACTTTATCTATCTAAACAAAAATATAAAATATTTTTATAATTCTATTCCATTTTAATACTTATTTAATTCTTATAAGTATATTTGAGCCATGAGTGTAAGAAAAGAATTAGATAAAGAAGCTCAGAAACTGTTAAAAGGCACGCATATTAATCCTGTTTATGCAAATGATAACGACCATTACTCAAAGAAAAGGTTTGCTTATATCTATCAAGGATTTGACTTCTTAGAAAACTTATATGTGATAAGAACATATATTCAAAAGAGATATAGTTTAGATAGGCATATTTTGGAAATACTTCTAAAATTGATGGGAATGAAAATATTTACCCGTGCTCAATATTCTGAAATATCCAAAAGCTTCACTTATTCAAGATGGGACTCTATATTGAATAGCGGCTATTTAAACATATTAATGGATCATTATAACGTTGAAGAAAGAATTTACACCTTAAACCCAAAAGGAAGGAACATCGTGATTAAGTTCTATAAGTATCTATCCGGAGAGGAAAAAATTCCAGAAGATAGTGTTCATAATCCAATGGCAAATAAAAAGACACAAAAACCCTTTGATAAAAAGAAAATGGATGCTATTAAAAAGTTAAATCAACTTGATGTTTCAGAACATAAGAAGTCTTTATTCACTTAAAGCATGAGCAAAGGCTTCTGTTGTTTTTTTAGCAAAGTAAAAACCATAAGCAATATCCATGAGATACTCCAGCAAATAAGCTTGAGGTTCATCGTTATTTAAATCAGCTTTTATACCTCTATTTTCAAAGATAAAGTTTGTTATATGGAAGCACTCATGTGCCACTGAACCCACAGTAAAATCCAATTTAGTTTTAGAATTACAGACTATAAGGTAATAAGTCTGAGTACTTCCATCATCAAGCTTTTTGTAATTTTCATAAGCTGACGCAAAAGGTTCTCTTTTTGCATCAAGCTTATGTCTTTCATTTATCTTACCAATATCATTGGAATCAATAAAAACAATGGTTCCATGATAAATTGGTAACTCTATTTCCTTTTCTTCATAAAATAACTCCATTACAACACAGCTATTAAACCAGTACTTTCTTGAAAAACCAAACCTTTGACATCTTTATATTCGAAGGGAATACCTGTATTTGAATAATACTTAACCATGTCTCCTTTCTTTACAACCTGGCATTTAACTCCTACCTCCAATACTTCGCCTAATTGCTTATTTTTTTCCGACTCGGGTAATATGATTCCGTTTTTATTGTTTTCAGTTTTTATCGGTTTAACTAACACTCTTTCTCCTAAAAGTTTCATCTTAATATTGTTTTTCTAAATTAGTATTTACTTTGGGTTCGAAAAAAAATCCAATGCATTTAATGGGGAAATTATTAATGTCATTTATTTCTACTTCATCATCATCGAAATGCATATCAAAGTCCTTTAAATATTGATATTTTGGATTGAAATTGGTAAACACCACCTTGTCTCTGTTAATACCAAGCTTATCCGTTACCTCAAATAAGTCTTCGTTTGAAAAGTTTAATCCTTGCATCTTCTCTCTTCTCGAAGTGGTAACAGAAACATCGACCCCTTTTGAAATAAACTTTAAGGCTAATTCCTGCATTTCAGGTTCGGATAATGTACTATCAAAATCAAAGGATATTTTCATCTTATTCCATGTATTAACATATATGCGTCTCGCTGTTCTTGATTACTTCGTTTAATCCCCGTAATTCTTTTAAAGAACTCGCTATTTATTTTGGATGTTTTCGGCTTAATTATTTTATACGGTAGCTTTAAAAACCTAACCATTTCAACAATCTTCTTTCCTGTTTCAAGATTAGCTCCAGTTCGCTTTCCTATTTCTGCGTTAACCGCAGCAGAACCATTTTTCTTTTTATGCCAATTACTTTTATTCAACCATCCAGCCTCAACAACAATCAAAATCTCTTCTGAGGTTTTCTTAACTCTATCTCTTTTCTCACTTAGAAACTCAAACAAGTCAAAGAAAGAAAGGTTAGATAGCTCAATATGATCTTTAATCTTGAACGCTACACCACTTTTCTCTACATCTGGATCAATTCCGATTAAAATGTGCATTGGTCTTTTAAAGCTGTTAAATTTTCGTACTTCTCTATTTGATCTTTAATCCATATCCTGTTATGCTTTATTCTGCATAATTGCAATACTCTTCTATGAATTCGAAATAAAATAGGTATTAAATAAATCCTATCTCCATACTTTTCATGGCAGTCTCGGCATATTGCCATTATATTCTCAATCTGATCTAATCCTTCAGGATGTTTCTTCCTAGTTAAAATATGATGAATATCAGTAGCTCTAACCTTTTCCGTACATGTTTCGCATTGACAAAAATCGGATTCATCCAAGCGAAATGCTTTTAAATAAACTTTAGTGTAACTCTGCATCTGTCGCCTCCCTTAAAAACAAATAGAACTCATTTGTTGTATCTCCTCCACATTTCATACACCTATACTTTCCCCCGATTATAGGATATACTTTCACTCGACAACAAAGAGTTCTAAATGATTCTGCTAAACTGCATATAGTAGGTTTAGCCATCTGTCTAATCTAATATCATCCAATCTTCACTGAGTAAATCTGAAGGTGAGGCCAACCATCCATAAATATTGTTGTCAGGATAAACCATTGCTAACTGATTTTGATATCTTATATCTGCATCTCCCTTCAAATCTTTACTCATTGAATCGAATCTTCTCGAAAACGCCTCTTTAACAGTTTCAGGCAAAGAAGACATCTTTGGTACAAATTCAGCTGGAACAGAAGAAGGTACTTGCATAAAAACAAACATTCCTTTACCATTCCATCCTCTTCTTTGGATTCTCTTTCCTTCTTTTAAAGCTTTAACAGCCTCTCCGAAATCAACTAAACTTCGCCCTGTACCAACTGTACTTGTGTTATTATCCATAAATTCTAAGTATTAATTTTCTTTAATTCAATTGGGAAATCTTCTTGAAACTTCCTTGGGTCTTTTATGTAAGCCTCGCGTAATCGATTCATCATTACAAAATCAACTAAATTCAATTTCGCTATCTTCTCAATGAACTCCTCGGTCTCTCTGAATAGATTTGTAGCTAATTCAGGATTCGATTCGTATACGCCATCCACTTGCCTTACAAAAGGCTCTAACATCTTTTGAAAATTATTACCTGCTTTCTTAATATTTTGCTTATAAAGATTAGTTCCTTTCATATCGTCAATAGCCTCGCTCAAAAGCGCGCTCAACATAACAACCTTTAGACCATCAACTATTACATCTTTTCCCATTACACTAATTCTTTTTCTTTTAGTAATTCTTCCCACAGATCACTTATAGATCCTCTTTCGAAATTATGATCGAAACAATACTGTTGAATTTTACAACCCTCATTCGATGGAGGAAACTGAGAATGCAGAAGTTTAAAAATTTGATTCGTTAATCTACTATTATCATAAGGACCAACTAACAAGTCTTCTAATTCGTATTGGGCTTTTAAATTAACCTCTATAGATTCAGTCTTATTCTTGTCGTAGTCAAGTTGACCTTTAATCGCTTCTATTGTTTCAATGAATTGTTTTTTAGTAAACTTCATTTTATTGTTTTTCCAGTTAAATGTTGTTTCTTTCCCACAACCAAAGTCAGTCTTACAGTTATTCTCTAAAGGCAATTGATATGAAGGTAAAAAAGTAAACCTTCCGACTCAACCTTTAACAATACTCCTGTGAGTACATAACTGATAGCAACCTTGCCGACAAGCAAAGAGTAATATCTGAGTCGAACTACTCAACAAATATAGAATAAAAAAAGAATAGATTTAGAATAGATTATAGATAATTAAATAAATTTAACTTTTAACAAAGGTTCAAATACAATTCTAAAAGACTTCTAATAAAGTTGTATCCACACGGTGAAGAAAGTAGAATAACTCGTTAATTACCAGCAACTTAAAAATTAAACTCTTTATCTAATTCTAAAGCTCCTTTCCAATAAATAAAAAATGATCTATGTGAGTATCTTTGGGAGTGTGTGGGGCGCTACAAATAAAAGGGCTGTTTCAGGAAACGGATTTCTAAAGGGTATGGGGGTGCTATTTGTGTTGTGATCCTATATGTTTTTTGACTTTTATGCTTTACCCTATTACGGGCATTAGCTCGGGTTCGACTCCCTATAGGATTCACTATTATTTTTCTAAAGCCTTGTTTTTACTGGGGAAACTTATTTTAAGGATTCCATTTTGACAACCATTTGTACAATTGCTATTAGTTTTCTATTCTGAAAGTTCAGTTATACAAATATTCTTTTTTTATCTGCGAGTAACTGCGCGATACTCTTTTTTAAATTTGGTTTGTTGCATAGATAAAACCTTCGGTTGATTCTTTTTTTTGTTTGGTTGTATGTGTTGTATTAGTGCTATGTAGTGTTGTAATAGTTCTATGTAGTTATAGAGAGTTGTTGCTATTGGTTGTTTGGTTTAATAGTTGTTTGTTCCTTATGTTTCCCCTTGGTTTATTCTTTGGTTGTTTCTTCTATGGCTGATTGTTTAGTGAAGAGTTTTTTTATTTATCCTGTCCGTTTGTTTTTGTAGTGTTGATTCTTTTATATTACAGCTATTCTTTTTTTATACTTTCTTTTTATTTACAAGGGTTTAGAGTGTTTATTGTATTTGGTTTTTGTCTGCCTTAACACTATTCTTTTCTATTGTAGTTCTATTTAGTCTTTGTATTAGTTCCTTTGATTTGTTTTTAAGTGCTTCTAAGCTCGTTTCTTTGGCTTACACGTACATTTCCCTTCTCTTTTTATAATTATTCAATTCTCAGCGCCCTGATAAAGCCAAAACTCTATTCTAAATAACTTATTTCTATCTTTTTTTTATTCAAAATAGATAATTCATATTTAAAAAGTATAGATTAAGTATTGTTTTAGAATAATAATGCTGTATATTTGTATAGCAAAAGAACAGTAAAAGAATAGACTTATGAAGGACAAAGAATTTAACCAACTATGGAACGAAATAGAAAAAGATTTACCTATTACAAAGTTTGAGGCTTCTATAATCTTTGAACGAGGTTACAAAGCTTGCGAAGTAGTAAATAACTTGGATAATTAACTCACTTATGGACACTATTAATAAATACAAAGCTAATTATATAGGGATTTCAAAAACCGTTTACGCTTGGAATTTAGGACAAGCCTTTCAAGAAGCTGAAATTTGGGGAAGCGAAAAAGGATTAACTCTTTTATCAATTACAGATTTAGAACAGACAATCACAGAAAATAAGTGTCCTTACTTCGGAATATATCAACAATTCGACAACAATTAAAACAATCAACTCATGTGCTTAAACAATATTAATTATCAGGAATTCAAAGCAATAAACACAAAAAAAAGAAATGATTCAGAACTGCATATTTACATGCAATGGTTAAGGAAAACCTTACAAATCCTATACAAAAGAGAGGGGTTTGTTTATGACATGTTTAAGACAGAATTTACAATACAAGAGGCTCACGTATTCTATAAGTATAATGAAATACTTGAAGAACAACTTAACGAAGCTCAACTAAAAATAAATGAATTGATTTTAAAAGCATTTGAAAAGGCTAAAAAAGAACACGAAGAGAAAATAAATAAAATCTATTAACCAATTAACAACAACAAACAAAAATTTTTAATCATGAGAAAAACCGCAAAATTTATCAGAAAACAATTAGTAAAGTTATCAGCGTTATTAGCAGAATTCGGAAAAGGTGCAGGATATGCACTTAGTCATTAATAAATCAAAATTAAATCAGAATGTTAGAAGCACTAGAAACAATATCAAAAGTTTTGGATACTTATCCTGATACTCTTGGGCTAGAGGTTACAGATTTAAACGCTATAACCCTACGTTATGAAGATCCAAAAACGGAAAAACAAAAAACTAAAAGATTTGAAACAGCCGACGGAAAGCTCGCAGGACTTCAACTGCTGGAATGGCTAGAAAATACTTTACCAAGAAGATAACTGAACTAATTTGTATGGATACAATGGGAAACAATTTTGAAAACGGCAGAATAATAACCTTTAAGCCTATAACCGATGGAGACGGAGAAGAACAAACCCCGCATTTAACATACCATAAAGAAGGGTATCATTTATTTACAGCTAATTATGGTTTTACATCCGATTATCAAGACGACTTTTTATATCTATTAGATACAATGTTTAACGCAGGATTAGAAATCGACGAAATCCATCAAGACTACACGAAACACTTTAAAGGGTTCGAGAGTAACGGAGAACTAAAAAAAGGTTATTGGATAATTAACCAGTACGGTAAAAACTCAGAAGTAAGAAAAGTATAACAACAATAAACCCGCAGAACAGCGACGAAATGCGGGTTTTAATCTCAAACTCCAATAAATAAAAAAGATTTTAAGACATGGCAAATATAACAACAAACACGGAAAAAACAACATTCGAAAAATGTACTAGAGGCTGGAGTGGTGAAACTATCACAACACACAACAAACAAGATTATAAAATTACTACGATGAAAAGAAGTAATAAAAAAATTGTTAATAGTTACCATGAAATAACACTTTTGCCAAACGGCTCATACTCATGGGATATGTTCGGGGCAAAAGGTGGGGATCTAGTAAAAATTGAAGGAAAAGCAACGGAGAAAGCAATAAAAGAAGCACACGCAAAAGCTCTATTAAAATTCGATGAAGTAATAAAAGAATTACAGCCAAATGCAAAGGCAGAACCAGAAATTGGAACGATCATTTTTTTAGATGGCTATGGGAAAACGAAAGGAAGTGCAGAAAACGAACACATTGTATACAAAATAGAGCATACTGAATGGGGTGTTAAATATTTAACAGTAGAAAAAACAACGCTTGACCTTCAAGCACAAAGCTATATTAAAAATTATAACAATTTATTTGGTATTGGAAGCTATTTTTTACCTGAGTATAAATACGAAGGCACGCAGGACGATATAAATAACCTCGTAATTGCTGCACATAAAAAAGCGGAAGAGGACAAAAAGGCGGCAGAATCTGAGAGACTACTAGAACAACAATTAATAAGCGCAAAAATTGAGGAAGGAAAGAAACTTATCACTATCCCTGAATGGGCGAAGGCTGTTATAGTTGCCGATCATTACCAAAATGACAGCGATACAATGACGGATTATTTTGCAACAAGCATCAAAGAAACGAATTACTTGGCGTTCTCCCGTACAACTCGCAACAACATGAACGAACTAAAAAACGCCTGTGAAAACTGGGAAAAGACAAAAGAACTATTAAATGATAGTGAAACAGGAGAACACAGAGAAAGAAACAGTTATCTACCTGACTTTTATATCGGTTCTAGTAATTGGTATGGTTTGAAAGTAAATAAAAAAGTTTACTCGTTTGACTTAACCCGAACAGAAAACAGAAATAAATTATACATCGCAGCAGCAGAAAATCGTTGTCACTTCCCTACCGATCAACCAACCCAAGAGAACCACAATTTAAATAGTGGAGACTTTCAAATAATTGACTACTCTGAAAAAGCTATTGCAGTTATAGGAGATACAAAGCCAATTAAAGACGACTTAAAAAAACTTGGCGGAAGGTTTAACTTCAGATTATCCTGCGGGGCTGGATGGATATTTCCAAAAACAAAACAAGAAGAAGTTAAGTAACTTTTAAACCTATAATTAATCACCTCCTCAACTAGTTTGGGGAGCGTTAAAACTCATCAAATGACATTCCAAGTAAACCCATATACAGTAATAGAAAACTTTGAAAGAAAAAACCAATTCGAAATTTTTCAGAAGTTCGGAGAACCTCATAAATATCAAAAGTTCATAGGAGAAATAAAAGGAGAAAAAGTAAAAGGATTCATTTGTCTTGCTGATGATAATATTTACAAATTAGAAAGAGTCAAAAACTAACCTCATTTAAAAAGCGACAAAATGAAAAAAACGAAAAGACTTGAAATATTAGAAAATTCTTTAGAAAAGAAAAACAAAGCATTTAACGACAAATTACAAAATCACATCAATACAGTTAAACAAGCAAACGGACAGCCTTTAAATGACAAGAGAAACGGCAGAGCAACCTTAAATAAATGGGAAAGACAAAATAATTCTTTACGCAATCTCCAAGAAAGCATAAAAAAAACAGAGAACGCCATAAGAAAAGAAAAAAATAAAATTTCAGAGTCTGAATATATAAAAAACATATTACCCATCTCAATTATAAAAAAACTTGAAGACGGCACACTTAACCAATGGAGAAAGCATCCTACTACATTTTTTGTTAATGGTGTAGATAAAGCCCGCATTGTTTGGGATTCAAAAAAAAAGACAGTAGCACACCGTTATCTTAATGAAATTAAAGACAAAGATCAATGGAAATTATTTGCCAAAACTTATAACCACCTATACAACAGTATTAAAAAAGACAATTAATCGAAATCAAAAATAACAGTAGGTTTTCGTACCTATCAAAAACAAGAAATTATGACACATTTAGAAAATTCTTTATCAAGTGAAAAAAAACTAAATAAAATCCTTGAAATTTTCGCTATTAACGCAATTATAGGAATTGAAAAAAATATGCCTGTTCAAGAGGTGGCAGACCTTAATAAAACTTCATGTATTATGTTTTTTAACATGAATGAAGTGTCTGCTGAATTTCTTGTTTCTAAATGGGTAGAAAAAGCTTGTGAGTTAGGTGTTATGAAAAAAACTGGAAATTAAAGTATAAAATAACTGATAAGAAAAGTATTATGAAAAAAAAATTAAAAATTAAAATACATAAATGCAACTATTGCATTAAGGAGTTGAACAAAGCGGGATTCAGTTATAATGGGTGGAATCAATTTGATAATACAGTTTCTGTATCGGTAAATGGCAATATATTGAGATATAAAGATGCGATTGAAGCTTATAATAGTTTAATAGGAGGTATTATTCCTGAATCTTCTTAAGTTAAAAATATAATTAACCAATAAAAAACAGCGACAGAATGAAACTAATTAAAAAAGTAAAAGCTTCTCCAGATAGCAATACATATGCCTATTGGTTTGAAGTGAATCAAGAAGAAGCCGAAGAGCTAAAAAAAGATGAAGTATTATTGTTTTTTACACCTCATTTTAAAGGCAATAAAACTTTTGATCAATCATTTAATTTTAAGAGCGATAATATTCTTCAGTATCTAGGTGATAAAATCTTTTTTATTCAAATAATTAGGGAAGATGACATAAAAAAATATGGAGTCGAAGAATACGACATACAACCGCTTCACATAAAAAAGATCTGGGATACTTTTGACGAAGACGAATGCTATTATAAAGAATGCGAAAGGATAAAAAAGGAGTTTGAAAAAGTTCTCTATACCTGTAAGTATAGTTCAGATGGGGTAATATTTGACATTAAACCTATGGAAGTAATGCTTTTTTATTTACCTAAAAAAGAGGAGTTAAAGAAAAATACTACAGTAGCATACAGAGATGCAAATGGCGATTTTTCAAAAATCAGTACTATCTCCGAAATTAAAGAGGATGAAAACGGATTTACCTTATACATGGTTGAAAATTCGACAGGAACTAGGACATCTGATCAATTCAGGTTTTTAAAAAACTAAAAACTCCTTTAAAATGACTAGAAAAGTAATACTAGAGGGAACGGAAAAAGAGATAGAAAACTTACTAGAGTTGATACAGAGCAGCAATATAAATCTACCAAAAATCTGCACAGAATATCAAACTGAAAACCTTTGGCAGATTCAAGACGTGCAAAGTAAATATAATTGTACAGATGAGGAAGCAATGGAAACATTGGAAGCTGCTTTAACTAATGAAGCTACCATGGATCAAATTTGGTTTGCTATTGATATCCATGTCGAAGAAGAAGGACTAGAAAAAATAATAAAAGGATAAGATACTATGACACCAAGTATAAATAGTAAAGTGATTTGGAAGGGATTAAACGCAACTCTTAAAAATATAAATCTTGCGGGTAAATGTACTATACAATTAAGTGATAAAAGTTTACTTAAAGAAATAGATATTACAGAATTAAAAGTTAAATAAACCGATAATTAAAAGAATAAAGTCATGAAAACATTTTACGCTTTTGGGTTAGAAATTAGCAACTTAATAAATGAAAATACCAGCGACGAAGAAGTAATTTCATTTTGTAAAGAAAATGGAGATTATAGTGTTTTTTGCTTTGAGGAAGGACATACTCACTCAGTATCACTTTTAGAGGCATTTAATGGATGGAGTGAATATGTTTCTATAACAGAAACATTATATAATAAATTATGTGAAATATAAATAACCAATAAGAAAACAATTATGCCAACAAGATATAAAACAGAAACACTCTTAAAAAGATTAGAGCGCTATGATGAAAAATACAAAGAGCAAATAACAAGTCATAACGATATAAATTTTGGCTACGGAATGCGCTCTTATCATAGGCTTAAAGTATGGAATCCTCCATACGAGAAAACCAAAGAAAAAGCCGAAAAAGTAAAAGCAGAACTAACTAATAGAGGTGTTCAATTTTACACCCGTTTCGTTTAATTCAAATAAAACATTATGTGTCAACGACGAATAAATAGAGCTCATAAAAAATCTATAACACCAAGTTATAAACACTTAACAAAAAGTGAATATCAATTAATAAAGAAAATTGAAAAATACGACCAAGCGCAAAAAGGATTATATGCACCATTGACAGGATTTTACGCAACGTGCCAGAGACTCCCGAACGGCTCCGTTAATGTTGAAATTTTGACAGATCAACAATTAGATTTATGGGATGATTTACTAAAAAAAACTCAAATTCTGTCTAAATACGAAGAAGACGAAATTGAAAGAGTAAGACACAAATTTAATTCACATCAATTTACCTATTCACAATCTTTTTAAAATCTAAAAAATGAGTTACGATAAAATGATGAAGCATACAAGAGCTTTAATTAAGAACAAAAGAAAAGGAAGAAATCAGTACTTAGGATTCGACTCTTCGAGCGGCTATAAAAAGCCACAAGCTATATATACGGTAGATCCAAAAAATGATTTTGAAAAATGGTTTCTTAAAAAGTACGGAGAAAAACATTTTTTGCACGAAAGAAAAGACAACCATCAAACTAAAACAAATATTAAATATTCAGTTATAGAGTTTAACAATGAAAAATATATGATTGGACACTTTTCAAAAGGATATACTCCTTATAACAAGCTAACTAATTAAACTATAAAAAGTAAAACTAACAATGCCGACACTACACCTTAACTTACATAGAAAATGGTTTGATATGACAGAACAAGGCATAAAACCAGAAGATTATAGGGAGTTGACTATTTACTGGTATAAGAGACTTGTTAGAGTTAATGATCTTGATTTTCACGAAAAGATATTACTGGAGTCTTATATCATAAATGCTAATATTCCTAAAAACAAAAAAACTTACTGGAATCATGGAAATAAGGTATTTCAATCTAGATTCAAAAAATTTGATTCTACTACTTTATCAAATGGATACTCTAAAGATAGATCACAGTTCGAGGTTAAGCACAAAGGAATAAATATAGGATTAGGAAAAGAAGAATGGGGAGCCGAACCTGGGAAATATTATTTCGTGATTAAACACGGCATTAAACTTTAACCAAACAATAAAATAAATACAATGAAAGACCCTATAAGAATATTTAAATGCCCTTGCGGAGACAAAAAATACATCTTAGCAGGAAAACCAAACAACACTCCTACTTTGAAAGAAAAAAGAGAGCATGGTGAATATATCGCGGCAGGATGCGAAGTAATAACAATCTCTTTAGAACAATTTCAAAAAGAAAAATGGGAATACATGCCATGGTCTAAATGTATCAAATCTTAAACCAACAAAAATGCCAACAGAAACAAAAGGAATGACAATTGCAAGAGCAGAGAACAAAGAAATAAAACAAGTAAATGACCTCCTAAATGAACTTGAAAGTATAGGAAGATATAACCGAGGCGAAGAAGTTATAGATGTAATTAAAGAAGACAATGAATTCTTTAAAGTATTATCCTCATTAGATCATTCAGATCCCGAAACACTTTTAAGAGACATTTGCAATTATGTTGATGGTATTAGACACCAATGTGTAATGTTCAATTTAACAACCCTTATGGATAATTGCGCCGATTTAAACAAAGATACTTTAGACTTTAATCCAGAGCTAAAAAGAGGTTTAGAATTAGTCGAATTAGAAAAGGAAGGTAAACTTAAATTACTATAA